TAGCGATAGCCTAAACGTGCTACCGTTGCGCTGTTTTGGTGACGCGCGAGCTGGGAAGGTAGGTCGCTTGTGAGGACCGAGAATAACCAGAATCCCAGAGCTTGCTCTGGGAGCATCAATCAAACTATTGAGGATATTCATCAACAATATCGCGACAAGAAAATCACCTTGGAAGAGGCTAACGCGCAAATTAAGACAATCGAAGTTAGGGAGGCTATGATTTTTAGAATTTCCCAGAAAAAGGTTCTTAACTTCAGAGATAAATCGTTCCTCAGAGCAGTAAAAATGAGATAATTCTCTAAATAATCTTTGATAAAATCCCCACTTCTCCTACTATAAATATGCAAAAGCTACTCCTTGAACTGCCCATCAACCAAGTCTCGTTCGGCAAGACGTCCCTCGTCCTGCTTAAAACGGCGTTCGAGCGCGAAAAGGCGGGGACCCTGCCCGTCGATATATCCCTTTTTCCCGTCGGCAACGTCGACTTGTCCGGCGAGACGCCCAATGAGGAGTTTCAACGCTGGTTGCAAACCAAGATTACCAAAGCCTACGAATCGCATTCCCGCGAAACACCGTGCTTTAAACTCTGGCATCTAAACGGATCCCTCCAGTCGTATTCCAACCGGCAAACACTCCTCTCTTTCTATGAGACCGACTCGCCGACGAAGATCGAGCTGAATATCGCCCGCAATAACAACCTCTGCTTCAGTAGCAAATACACATGCGACGTCTTCAAGATTTTTGGTTGCGAGACGAGCTTTTTGCCCCTCGGCTTTGACTCGTATAACTTTAAGAAAATTGACAAACAATACCACACCGACGGTCGCATTGTTTTCAGTCTGACAGGCAAGTTTGAGCACCGCAAGCATCACGCCCGCGCCATTCAGACTTGGGTTAAAAAGTATGGCGGCAACGCCCGCTACGCCCTCCAGTGTGCGACGTGGAACTCGTTTTACTCTGAACAGCAGAATAACGACGCGATTCGACAGGCGTTGAACGGCGCAGAGAAGCCTTTTAATGTGAGCTTTTATCCCTTTATGCGTGAGGATAGCGTCTTTAATGACTTCCTAAACAGCGTCGATATTGCCTTGGGGGTCTCAGGCGGCGAAGGATTTGATGTTCCGGTGTTCCAAAGTGTGGCGCTGGGTAAGCACGCGGTCCTTTTGCAGGCACACGCCTACAAGTCATGGGCGACGCCGGAGATGGTTACGTTTATCGCTCCCAACGGCAAAATCCCAGCCTACGATGACATTTTCTTCAAGCAGGGTCAACCATTCAACCAAGGGAATTTCTTCTCGTGGTCTGAGGATGACTTTGTTGAGGGGTGCGAGAAAGCCATTAAGCGCGTCGAGGCGAACCGCTTTAATGAAGAAGGGACCAAGATTCAGGAACAATTCTCAAAGGAAAAGTTCTTGGATAATGTAATCAGACTCTCCCTCCCGGCATAAAATGACACCCCAACTCGCCATCCGGTCATTCAGTAATGACCAGTATATTTTGGACAAGGTCCTCTATTCTAACTACTACCGCATGAAGGGGTTTCCCGCGAAGGACGACTTCCATCCGGTGGTAGTGGATATCGGGGCGCACGCTGGATACTTCGCTTTCTCCGCCCTCTCGCTTGGGGCGCGACGCGTGTATTGTGTGGAGCCGTTCCCTGATAATTTCAAGATGCTCCTGAAGAACGTCGGGGAGAATCCGATTGACGTGTTCGTTCCTTACTTTATGGGGATCAACGAGCGGGAGGATCGTCTTCCAATGAACTATCCTCAACTCTCAAGGGAGAATTACTTTGACTTTGCGAATATCGACATCAGCCCGGACGCCGCAATGAAGTATCTCGCGCCGATGGTCCCTTTGAATACCTTTTTGCGGGAATACGTTCGCGAGAAGGTGGATTTATTGAAGATTTCGATTGGGTATAGCGAATTAAGCATCTTGGATGGATCCGAGGCTATTCGTGACGTGCAGAATGTCTGCGGGGAAGCGTTTCTTAAAGAAGAGGACGTTCCCCGGCTTAATTCAATGATGGCGGATAATGGTTTCCTTTATTCGCGCGTGGACGTTGTAGAGGGGGAGGAAGGTAAAATTCAGTTCTTTTTTGCAAAAAGTAAATTAACCGACATGTTCGTATTCTAAGATTATGTTCCCGATTCCCGAAAAACTTTTCAATTACAACATCACTAATGGTGTCATTACCATTACGGAGTATATTAGTAAGGACGAAAATCGCATCCTCCTAATCCCGGCTCAAATCCGCACAATTCCCGTTAAGACCATAGCGTCGCACGCCTTCTTTGGAATGGCGGGAGTCAAAAAGGTTATTGTTGAAAAGGGTATAACCACGATCTCCAGTTTCGCCTTCGCCGATTCACTTATCGAGTATGCAATCATCCCCGCCACTGTTACGAGCGTCGGCAGCGGCGTATTCGAGAACTGCAAGAATCTCAAAGAAGTCTATTTCCATGGGGATATGCCAAAAATCCACGATCTTGCCTTTAACAACTGTTCCGCCGACGTCTTCCACGATAAAAACGCCAAAGACTGGGAATTCCTAAATTTGGGACGTCCGATTCACCAATTCTAACCTTATGCCCATCTACACATTTATCAATAAACTCACCGGAGAGACCAAAGACGTCGTTCAAAAAATGAATGAACACCACATCTACTCCGAGGGCGGCGTAGTCTGGGACCGCATCTTTGACGTGCCGGAAGCGAATATCGCGGCGTCGATTGACCCGTTTTCGTCTCGGGACTTCATTCAGAAGACCAAGGAGCGCAGCGGCACCATCGGCGACCTTTGGGACCAGTCTGCCGAACTCTCAGAGAAGCGGGCGCGCATTATGGGCACTGGCGTGGATCCAGTAAAGGAAAAGGCGGTCTCTTCTTACGAAAAGAAAACCAAGAAGCCCCACCCGTTTAAGAATGGCGGCGGACCTAAATCCACGCGGGACTTCACCCTTCGCTGACCAATGCAAAAGATTCTAGTAATTGGCGAGTCTTGCACCGATAGGTTCGTTTACTGTTCTTGCGAGCGTTTATGCCCGGAGGGTCCAGTCCCCGTCCTTAAGATTTTGCGCACGGTGGAGAATCAGGGGATGGCGGGCAATGTTTACAATAATGTCCTCCATAAGCACTTTAATGCTGACCTTGCCACTAACTCTCAACACGTCCCCATCGTTAAGACTCGTTACGTTGAGGAGAAAAGCAACCATTTGTTCTTGCGAATCGACTCCGAAGATAAGGTTGACCATATCGAAGGAATGACACTTAAAAACGTCAAACTTCAAGACTATGATTGCGTGGTGGTTTCAGACTACAACAAAGGCTATCTTAACGAAACTGATTTAACTCATATCGCCTGCAACAGCAAACTTTCTTTTCTGGATACCAAGAAGATACTTGGGAGTTGGGCGAGCTATTTCACTTATATAAAAATCAACGACCTCGAATACCAGAAATCGAAGCCTTTTATGCGGGACGATATCCTTTCCAAGACAATCATTACCCTTGGCGACCGGGGATGTCAGCTAAACGGGCTTAACTACCCCCTTGAGAATAAGGTTGAGGCGTTGGACGTGAGCGGCGCGGGGGATACCTTTTTAGCGGCTTTGGCGGTTGAGTTTATGTGCGGGCGGGATATTACCAATGCAATTTTCGAGGCAAATAGGAGCGCATCGAGGGCGGTCCAAAAGAGAGGAGTGGTGGTCGCCTAGTCTATGTCAAACGAAACAGCAAAAGCCAACCAACGTCGGAAGAATAGCTGGGTATATGACAGGGTCTTTTCCGGTAGGGTTATAGACATTGGGTGCGGAGACGATATCTTAAACAAGTCTGGAGACTTTAAGAATATTATTTCTGTTACTCCGTTCGATCTTGCTCAAGGTGACGCCCAGTATATTAATCTTGCCGTGAAAGAAAACTATGATTGCGTCTATAGCTCGAATTGCTTGGAACACATGGTAGATGTAAAAGTAGCCCTCAAAAATTGGTGGGAAGTAGTTAAGCCGGGAGGGTATATGGTTTTTACAGTGCCCGATGAGGATTTATACGAGCAGGGGCGTTTTCCCTCTTTATGGAATTTTGACCATAAGTGGACCTTTACAATCTATAAAACGAAAAGCTGGACCCCAAAAAGCATAAACATTTTAGACTTAATTAAAGAATTGCACGGAGCCAAAGTCCTTAAAATTGAATTAGAAGACCAAAATTACGATTACCGAATAGCTCAGGAATCGGTTTTCTTGGATCAAACTGTTGGTAAAGCAGAATCTTTCATTGAGGTAATATTACAAAAATTATGAGACCATTAGTTTTCGCTACGGCGTTCGCCAACAATCCCCAGAGATACAACGATTGGATATCTTTCTACAAAGAAAATCTTCCTGAGGTTGATCTCCTTCTCTCTTATGATGGTCCATCTGACCATTTGGTTCCTACAGACATAAAGACGCTGGAATTTCTTGACTCATTGGGTAAACTATCAGCTTGGGTATTCCCCGGATGGAAAAGGTCTTTTAAAAACGCACTCGATTTCGCCGTTAAGAATGGGTATTCTAAAATAGCTCATATCGAAAGCGACTGTTATTTAACTCCCAAGGGTCTGGATAACTTTGTCGCCAATTTGAACTCGCCCGGTTACAAGACTGGCTATTCTCCGACTTATCGTTTCCCCGAGACGGCGATACAAGTTTTTAACGATCTATCCGTCGTGGACGTATATAGGGGGCGTTACTCAAACCCAATATATTTTTATGAGAATATTGATTTTGAGCACATGGTTGAGGACAACTTTCACCCCACAATTTTCTTAAAAGGCGACCGATTTGAAGACCGCCCAGAGAGAGTGATGTCTGATTTTGATTATTTGGCTCAATGCTCATTAAGTGACTTTAGAAAATTCTTTCCAAAATGAACCCAAGATTTGGCATTTGTATTACGACTTGCGATAGAATTGACTATTGGAGGAGGTCGGCGGCGTCTCTTCGGAAAACAGATGTTCTCGTCGGCACAAAGATAATCATCTCTGATGACTTCAGTTTGGACCCAGATGTTAGATTGACGTCAGATTCTTTAGTCGGCAACTGGAATGAGGTTGAAGTAATCAACATTCACAGAAAGGCTCGACTGGGTTCGGCGTCGAACTATAGAGAGACTTTGTCCCTTTTTGACCCAAAGGAGTTTGACGTTATCATTAATTTGGACTCAGATGCTTTATATAATCGCTTATGGATGAGGGAGTTAGATGGTCTAATGTCAAAGTATAATTACGACGTAATCGCGAATGTGTTTTTCTGCGATGACTCGCCGATTTATCCTTGGAATTTCGTAAAAGACGCTGGAGATCATTTTGAGCGAAGTGCATTACATGGGCTAGGCTTATCTTTCCCATCTCGATTCCTAACTGAGATTTGCCCTCAAGTGACTGAGGCTAATCATTTTGATCACTGTTTATGCAATTACGCACGGGCGAAACAGATGAAATTTGCCTGCCCTAAGAAAAGTTACATTGAGCACATTGGGGACCACGGAGTCAACTCACACTCTCGGATTACCTTTGGAACAAATTTCATAGGAGAATAACTTTGGAAACGAACGAACAGCTAACACAAAAATTCAGCAGTTGGGGGGATAAACTTCTCCAGCATACCGACGTTCTATATTCTATCCAAAAGGATAAGAAATTCAAACCTGTAACGGTGCAGATTGCTTTAACTGAGGTTTGTAATAGTAGGTGTCCATTTTGTTCTGTCGCCGGGCGACCAGTCTCGTCTCATTTTCCATTCTCTGATTTAGCTAAGTGCCTGCGCGACTTCAAAGAGCTAGGGGCGAAAAGCGTCGAGATCACCGGAGGGGGAAATCCCCTTCTATATAAGGACTCTGAATCCGGGGCAGACGTCAATAATGTCATTGAACTGGCTTTTTCTCTTGGATTTGACATTGGGATTATTACGAACAGTTGCGACCTTAAAAAAATATCTCCCCAGAACTACGACAAAATCACATGGATGCGCGTAAGCTTAATCCAACTAGACGAAGGTAAGTCTCCCGAGGATTATCATTTTTACGGGTTCCCAATAGAGAAACTTGGATTTAGCTATATCATTTATGATGGGACCTCCGAGAAGAGCATCCAGAAAATTCTTTGTTTGGTTAATCTCCATCCCGGCATTAAATTCGTACGAATAGCTGGCAACTGTCTTGTTAAGGGAAACAACCAGAAGATTAAAGAAAAATACACAAACCTCCTATCCGCCATTGACGCCCACCATAAGATTTTCATTAAAGATATCGGAGAGAACGATTCTCCATTTAACGACGGCTGTTATATCGGCGCAATCCGTCCATACATCGCCCCCCATCCAAAAGGTATAGGCTATAAATATCAAGTTTATGTCTGTACAAGCCACGTCCTAAACGACCGTAACTATGACCTTGATTATTCGCTTGGCGAAGTAAGTAACGTCAAAGAAATATGGGAGAACATGAACAATAGTTTCTCTCAACGCGGCTTCCCATACGAGATCAAAAAAAACTGCGGAAAAAACTGGGATAGTTCCTGTAGGTTCTGCTTCTATTACTTCAATAATAAACTCCTCCATTCTGTGTCCCAAGAGATGCCAGATAAAAATTTTCCATGATCGTTAACCCATTTATCGAAAAATACTACTCAGAGCGCAACTATACAAACTATCTTGATCGTAAAGGTAGATACGTTCAAATGGCGCGCGAGTTAGACGAGGTCTTTCAAAAGGTCGAGATTGTAAATCACAAATCTAAAATCCTTGATTTTGGGTGCGCCGTTGGATTCCTAGTGTCTGCAATGGACGAAATTGGATACTCAAGTGTTTACGGTTACGATATCTCCGAATGGGCAGTCGGCGTAGCCAAATCTAATGGCTGTCGAATCTTGAATCAGGTGCGCTCTCAGAGCTTTGATCTTGTGTTCTTCCTAGACGTATTGGAGCACATGACCGACGAACAGATAAGGAAAGAGTTCTCTCGCAACAAATTCTCCTCATGTATCGTAAGAATACCCTGCGCCGACGAGGGGGAGACTAATTTTCACCTCGAGGCGTCGAAAAAAGATGAAACTCACATTAACTGCAAATCCGCTTCAGGCTGGATGAACCTTTTTAAGTCTTTGGGTTATAATAAATTTATTCGTTTGAACTTGAATACGATTTACGACTCTCGCGGGTGTTTTTGCTATTTAATCTTATGATTGAATTATCAAACGTTACAGTAGTCATTGTGGATACGGCGGCTCCAGTTTCGGCTCTAAAAACCCTTTGCCACTGTTCAAAGCTTATCAAGTTCGGCGAATCTCTAATTTTAACGTCCGAGGAACTAAAGACTCCAGATGGTATTACATTAAGAAAGATCCCGGAATTAGATTACGTTGGATTTAGTAGGTTTATGGTGAATAACCTCAACGAGCACATCAAAACTGAGTTCTGTTTGATAATTCATTGTGATGGGTTTATACTTAATCCCAACCTATGGAGGGACGAGTTTTTAAAATACGACTATATAGGTGCCCCATGGATAGGGGTCGAGCAAAGTCGAATTGGCAATGGCGGCTTTTGCCTGCGTAGTAAAAGGTTTCTTGAACTGACGACTAACAACATCAAGGACTACGAAAACTACTCTCATAGTTACCCAGAGCGTAACGAGGACCACTTTCTCTGTAGGACAAAATACTCTGTTCTAAAAAATCTTGGGATTAAATTTCCACCGTTAGAGGTTGCCTGTGACTTTTCTCTTGAGGCTGTCATCCCGGAGTGCCCGCGAAATTACGATAATGTTTTCGGGTTTCACGGAAAAAATGACTTTACGCTCGCTCTAATGAAGAAAATCCAAGATAACCCCCTATGAGTAAAGAACTTGTCATTGCTGCGTTCGACCGGAATTACGATTGGGTAAATCTTTTGAACCCAGACGTTAAACTCAAAGTTTATACAAAAGGATGGTCCACCAAGCCTGATGAAGAAGTGATATTGAATAACGTCGGGCGCGACGTTCACACCTTTTTTTATCATTTGGTTGCAAGGTATGATTCTTTAAGTGATTATACGTTTTTCTCTCAAGATTATTGCAGGGACCACGTAGCAAACTATCCTGAGATCATCAATTCCGATTTAAACTTTTGGAACGAGCAATGTCAGCAGCATTTTGAGGAGTATTGGTGCTTTTTTAGTATCCTTGGTCCGTCGACTTGGAATTGGCACTCGGCGTCTCAATTCGGCGGCAACGTTTTATCGTGCGACCAGAACGGATCCCCCAATCATCCCGGACTGGTCATTCCTGTAATCTGGAACCAGCTATTTGAAACGCCGTGTCCTCAGGAACTTGAATTCGTTCCCGCTGGACATTTTTGCGTCTCGCGTCAGCAGGTCCATAAAAGGTCCAAGTCTTTTTACCAACGTGTCTTAAAAATCCTTGAAACAAATCCGCAAGCCCCATGGATCATAGAAAGATTGGAGCCGTATATCTTTAATCCTATAATAAGAGAGAGCAATGTCTAAACTTTTATGAGCGAAATTTCGGTTTTTGGCGCGAGCGGGTTTATTGGGGGTCGTTTTTGTGACTTGTATCCAAACGACGTGGTTAAGATCCCGCGAGACTTACGCGACCCCCCGACGTCAAACATTTTGTATTTTATCAGCACGGTAGATAACTACAACATTAACAGCGATTTACATTTAGACATTGACACCAATTTAACCGTTCTGATGGATGTTTTGGATAAAGTTAAAGCTAAGAATCGTCCTGCCAGCACGGTAATCAATTTCATAAGCTCATGGTTTGTGTATGGGCAAAATAATAGACTTCCTTTTAGCGAAGATTCTGAATGCCATCCGACGGGGTTCTATTCGATTACCAAACGGTGCGCGGAACAAATGCTAATTTGCTGGTGCAACACTTTTGGCTACAAATATAGGATATTCCGATTGGCAAACGTTTTAGGTGAGGGAGACCAAAAGGTTTCCAAGAAAAAAAATGCACTCCAATTTTTAATCAACAAAATTGTTCATGGACAGGATATTGAACTTTACCATGGAGGAAAGGTTCTTCGTGACTATATCTATGTTGACGATGTTTGCAATGCAATCAGGCTATGCTTGGAGAAGGGTGAGACCAATCAAATCTACAATATTGGAACTGGCGCTCCTTCAAGCATGATAGATATTGTCAACGAAGCGGTTACTTTGTCTGATTCTAAATCTAAAATACTTCATATATCCCCACCTAATTTCCATAACATAGTGCAGGTGCGAGACGCTTATCTTGACGTTACCAAGCTATCTGGTCTTGGATTTAAATGTCAGTATAAGATGAGCGATGTTACCAAAAAGCTCGTAAACTATTACATTGGAAAGTCTTATGCCGGATAAGAAGGAGCAGATTCTAAAATTGGTTTCCGAGTATATTAATGAGAAAAACGCCTCTCAAAAATGGACTCCCGGACATGATTTCGTTCAATATGCCGGACATTATTTTTCTGACAATGAATACTGTCGGGCGATAGGGACGTTTCTTAACGGATGGCTTGGTCTCGCCGGGGAAAGCAAAGAGTTAGAGGGGCGGTTTCCGAGGTTGATGGGGAAAGAGTTTGGTGTCGTCACGAGTAGCGGGTCCAGCGCGAATCTTTTAATGATGGCGGCACTGGCGTCTTCCAACCTTAACGCTTTTCCAAAAGGATCCAAAGTCCTCGTTCCTGTTGCGGGATTTCCGACAACTCTTAATCCATTACTGCAAATGGGATTCGAGCCGGTATTCGTTGATATTGAATTGGATACCTTAAATATTGACCTGAACAACTTGGAAGAAACAATCCAAAGAGAAAAACCTAAAGCCATTACTTTTGCTCACTCTCTTGGAAATCCTCCTAATATGGCTAGGATAATGGACCTAGTGAAAAAGTATAATCTCATTCTTTTAGAGGATTGTTGTGACGCGCTGGGATCGACCTATGATGGAAATCTATTGGGGTCATACGGAGAGTTTGCGAGCTGCTCCTTTTATCCCGCCCACCACATAACTGGAGGTGAGGGCGGTTTTGTATCTTGTCGGACGGCACAGCAAGAAAAAGTTTTGCGCGGGTTGCGAGATTGGGGGCGCGATTGCTATTGCTCTGGAAAGACTTCAAGTTTTTCTAAGAATGGATGCTGCGGACGCAGGTTCTCAAACTGGCTCCCTCTTCTCCCAAATGAAATATGCGACCATAAGTATATCTATACCGAAATTGGATATAACTTAAAGCCTATCGAGTTACAGTGTTCAATGCTGCTTGAGCAAATCAAAAAACTCCCCATCATCTCTCAAACCAGAAAAAAGAACTACAACCTATTATCTAGCGTATTTTCCAAGTATGAGAATTACTTTATTCTCCCTAGGGCGACGGAAAAGTCAGACCCAAGTTGGTTTGCGTTCCCTCTTACAATAAAAAACGCTAAAACATTCAATCGTTTTAACATCTGTAACTTCTTGGAAGACAAAAAGATACAAACGCGCAATTATTTTGGCGGGAACTTGCTTTTGCAGCCCGCCTATCAATCGCTCGGTTACTCAAAAGATTATGCCTTGTCTTTCAAAAACGCAACCAAAGTCACCACCGACACGTTTTTCCTCGGAGTTAGCCCGGTCATCACTGAGGAGCAGATCCAATATGTGGGAGAATGCGTGGATGAATTCATGTCAAAATTTTAAGTTTTAAAAAATATGAGCTGTAATGTAGCCCTTATCACTGGTGCTAACGGCATGGATGCCAGAACCCTTACCCACTTTCTCCTCAAGAAAAAGTATAAGGTCATCCTCACCTACCGTCGCAATACCTTTTTCGATGAGCAGAAAATCAAGGATATCTTCGCCGACGACCTGAAGGCGAACCCCGGAGCCGAACTTTTCTGCGAGGTTTGTGATATTACCTGTCAGAGCAGCGTGCGCGAGTGTATCAAGTCGGTCCTCAAGCAACACAGCCGCATCGACGAACTTTACCTTTTGGCGGCGAACTCCCACGTCGGGCAGTCATTCAAAAATAAAGATTCCTCCCTCATCGTCAACGGTCAGAGCGTCTACTACTTCCTCGAATGCCTAAAGGAATACAGCCCCAAGACGCGCACCTACTTTGCTGGCACCAGCGAGCTGGTAGGCGGCATCGACAGCGGAAAGTTTAATGAGGACTGCCTTTGGAATCCCCGCTCGCCCTACGCGATTGCCAAGGAGGTCGGGGCGCGATGGGTGAACTTTTACCGGGATTCTTTGGACTCTAGGATGTTTTGCTGTTTCGGGATTCTGTTTAACCACTCAAACACCTACCGCTCGAAGGATTTCGTCATTCGCACAATCACCAACGGCGCGGCGAAGATTGCCGCTGGCAAGGAAAAGACCCTTAAGATTGCTCACCTTGAGTGGGCGCGGGATGAACATTGGTCTGATTTTGGGTGTGAGATGATGTGGAAGATGCTCCAATTGGATACCCCGCAGAACTTCGTTATCGGTAACGGAGACTGTCATTGGGGTGAGGAGTATATGGACATCGCATTTAGCTATTTCAACCTAGACTGGCGTAATTATGTGAAGTTGGATCCCTCTTTAGCGCGTCCGAATGAGGTTGTTCGCCTGATTGCCGACTCCACGCGGGCGCAGAAGGTTTTGGGTTGGGTCCCTAATAGGCTGTCCTTTGAAGAGCATATCAAGCTCATGTGCGAATTCGATTATCAGTTAGAATCGGGTTTAAGCCCCGTCCGACCGGATGTTTTTAAGGTCGTGCCAACGCCCGCCAAAAAGCACGATTTCGGATTCTGCAAAATGCCCGGTTGACGCCGCCGCAAGTCCTTCATAGGATAGAGAGGTGCAATTAGAACTTGGCATCAAAATGCGTAAAAGTAAGTCTAAAGCCCCCAAGGTTAAACCTCCGGGGGTTAGTCACGTCAAAGACATTCTCCTGAAGCTCGTATCGGGGATGCGCGAATGCCGTAACCCCGCCGTTTGGGGGCGTGAGGGGCGGCTGGCGAACTCTTTAATCAAGACTTATGGCGCGGAGTTCCTCCTTTGGTTGACACCGCTGGAGGGTTTTAAGGTGAATTCCTTAATGTGGTTCTACTCCGACCTCGGCAAAAACTATCTTTCCGATCAATTAGTTGATTACAAACAACAGTCCGCCCCTATCATAAAGGAAGAGATTCAATTGGGGATAGAGAACATTGGAGAGGACATTAAGGTTAGTTTTAAACCTAAGACATTGAAGGATTTTTTGAACTATGGCAAAACAGAAGAAAAGTGAAATTGAAGCAGCGGTTGAGGCTGGAGCGGTTGAAGAGGGGAAAGAGAAAAAGGTTATCTCTCCAATGGAGCAGTTAAACTCCTATCTAGAGAATAATAAAAAGTTTTTTTATAACGACGCCCCGGAGCCGACGTATGTTGTTTCAAGTGGAAGTTTGAAGCTTGACATTGAAATGGGCGGCGGAATGCGACCGGGAATTCTCAGACTTTCTGGAATTTCCGAAGGCGGTAAGAGCTCGGTTGCGTTGTCGTTTGGATATAATTTTCTTAAAACCGTTGAGAACTCCTTTATCGTCTATTTTCGCGCTGAAGGGCGTCTTCCAGACACAACTTTGATTAGACATGGTCTTTTTAATAATCCTCGGATGATGATCGTCAAAGGAAATGTCTATGAAAAAGTAATTAGTTGCATGTCGGATTTGATTAAAAACAATCCTACAGAAGCACGTTACATGTTCATCTTCGATTCGATGGATGCAATGATTCCCATGGGTGACCTTGAAAAGAAACCCGAGGAAGCCATGAAGGTGGCGGGTGGGTGCGTCCTTTCGTCTGACATGCTTAAACGGATGGCGAATACATTTGTGGCTTATGGGCATATTTGCTTGATGATTAGCCAAGTGCGCTCGGCGGTCCAGATTGATAAATATGCCAAGACTGACCCCAAGATGACCAATGCTAGTGGCGGCAATGCTCTTTTGCACTACTCCGACTGGATCCTTGAGTTCCAACAACGGTATTTTGGGGATTTAATCACTTCGTTGCCAGACCAAAAGGGAGACATTATTGGTCACAACTGCAAGATCGTCTTTCGCAAATCTCCCAACGAGAAAAGCTTCTCCAAAATCGAGTATCCCATCTGCTACGGTCGCCAGAATAACCAGTCAGTCTGGGTTGAGAGGGAAATTTTTGACATTATGGTTTCGTTCGGAATGATAACCAAATCGGGGTCTTGGATGAAAGTTACTGAACCCATTCTCGATGAACTCAAGGAAGCCAAATTGGAATGTCCAGCGACGCTTCAAGGTGGCGAGGCGTTCATCAAGTATTTCGGTGAAAATCCCGCCTTGACTAAGTATTTATACGAGAAACTTTGCAAAACACTAAAGAAATAATCAAAAGTAACTATGAGCACAAACAGAGAAGCAGCCCTAGAAGAGGTAATTAAAACAGCATGGGATAACTTGCGTTCGGCTTATCAAATCGCGGAACGTAGTGGGAACGATACAAACTGGGTTGCATTTAGAAACGTCACTCGTAAGACAATTTGTGACATTGCTCTTTCCTTGGGGCTTGAGCCAGAAATGCCCAATATGGTGGTAACGCCAAAAACGTTCCGACTCCTTTACGGAGACGATGTTACTCAAAAATCTTAATTTTATGGAAACACAAAACACAAAAACGGCACCCGCACCCGTTAAAGCGGCGGAACCTACACCGAAAACACTGACTAACACATCCATCGCGGAGGTCAAACAAGCCGTCCCGGACGTGAAGGTTGTCGGCAATGGAGACCTTTTCAAGGTCCTCTGTAAAGCCAGCAGCAAGGCGGAGGGATGGATGAAGTCTACCAAAGGAATGTGGATTAAAGACGCAGGAGTTATTCTCCAAGTCACAACTCAACAAGGCGGGCAAATCGCCGAAGCCCTAACGTTCGTCCCCCACGTTAAAATGGAGGAGGATGTTAACGGCGGGTTTAAGTTGGTCAGTATGTAAGTTGTTGGTAACGAAACACATGCTCGTCGTCACTAACAAAGGCGGCGAGCTTTTTTGTCATAAATATGTAGCAGTTTTTATGACAACAGAAAGGCTTTAGATTTGAAATTCTTGGACGTTCGCGGGCGGCTGGTTAACAAAAACCTCAACAAATACCTCATCAAGTGGGACTCCCAATCGCGTTCCAAACTCCAATTTAAAGTCAAGCAATTCCTTAAACCTTACTGGCTCGGCTCCATCTGTTACGAGGAGTGCCCGGTTTTCGGCACCCTTTTGCGCGTGGATATCCTAAATGCGACCTACAAAATTGCCATCGAAGTTAATGGACAGCAACATAGCGAGTTCCATTATTTTCATAACGGCAATCCTTTCGAGTTCCTTCAAGGCATCAAGCGCGACGTCCAAAAGCGGGAGTGGCTTGAGCGTAATGAGTTTAAGGTTGTTGAGATAAATTATGATGAAGTGGACTCCATTAATAAAAAGTTTTTTAAAGAGAAGTTTGGCGTGATTCTCTGAGTAGCTTTTGGGTGTAAAGCATTGTATGGGCGAAGCTAAAAAACTCCTAAATAACGGCGATGTCCCCGAGGCGGTCCTCAATCAGCTCTCTGAACACACGGTAGGAGGCTTCGTTCTATTCTACTTCAATCAAGAGACCGGCAACCCCACCCACGTCCTCCAATTTGATGATTCCGTCCACGGACTTGCCATGCAAAAAAATATCGAAGATTGGGCGGAGGCACTTCACCAAGTGGGCATTGAGGCAATGTTGGACGGCTTTATCCCCGACGACGGGTCCGAAGGCGAAGAAGAGGAAGAATAGATTGACTCCCCGCTAAGTTATTTCTACCCTATTAGTGAATGGCTTTATTTTCATTGCAAGTCGAAAAGCACGCATTGGGCGGGCTGATACAGAATCCAGAAGTAATTTCGGAAGTTGATCGCTTTGTAAAGGACCGGGATTTTGTCTCGGAGCCTCATAACGTAATTTATTCGTGCATCCGCTCGTCGTATCTCAACAACGAGAAGATCGACAAAGTCCTCCTCGCGCAAAAGATTAAGAATCTCGGGATATCCTTCAAAGACGATATCAACATATTCGATTACATTGATTCGATATCCTTTACGCCCGTCACGCCCGAGGCTACCATCAAATCCTGTCAGGAAGTCGTCAAACTGCGCGCCCTGCGCGACATTGAGAAAACCGCTGAACGGATTAAACAAAAAGTTAACCAATCCGCAAATCAGGAGCTTGGTAAAACCATAGGCGAGGTCGATTCCCTTTACGCTGAACAGATTGGGTCCTTTGAGACTGAGGTGGAGCCGGACGACCTTTTCTCAGACATCTATGAGATGGTAGAGGATACGGGGAATCATCCAATGGAGGAGGTCGGAATGAAGACCCCGTTTCCTGAGTTTAATAGAATGTATGGTGGTTTGCGGGGAGGGAATTTTTATGCGTTTGCGTCGCGCGCGAAATCAGGCAAAGCGGTCCGCGTCGGAACTCCAATTTTAACCACCAATGGATTCGCTCCCATTGAAGAGATAAAGGTAGGAGATAAAATTTACACCCCAAGCGGAGAGACTACAAAGGTCCTTGCAACCAAACATTGGAAGAATCGCCGAACCTATAAAGTGACAATTAATGATGGTAATTTTGTCTATGCGGACGAAAACCACGATTGGACAGTTAGGTTGCCTTTTTCTAATGACTGGGTAATTTTAGACACCAAAAGTCTTTATGAATACGCGGTGGGCGTTGATGTAACCTTTGATTTGCCGATATGCTCTTATCCACGGTCGCAATCATCTAAAGGTTTGCATCCCAAAAGGTCCATTGTAAAAATCAGCAAAAGTAAATACTCTGATACCGTTTGTATTCAGGTTGACCATCCTTCGCATAACTTTTTGTGCGGCGAGGCATTAATCCCCACCCATAACAGCACCCTCCTTGGGCACCTCGCCATCGAGTCTGGCAAAATAAACACCTGCCCAGTCCTAATGTTAGATACCGAAATGACCAGCAAGGAAATCAAATTCCGTATGGCGGCTAATCGTTCGGGCGTTCCTCTCTGGTATCTTGAGTCCGGTCAGTGGCGCAAAAATAAGGACATGGTCGATAAGGTTCGCCAAAAACTTATTGCCCTTAAAGACGAGCAAAAGGTTTTCCATTATTACGTCGGAAACAAAGACGTTGACCAAGTTTGCTCCATTATCCGCCGCTGGATTCTTAAGGTGGTCGGGCGCGGAAAACCGTGCATCATTGTCTATGATTATCTGAAGCTCACTGGGGAGAAGCTGGGCGCGAATTGGGCGGAGCATCAGGCATTAGGCGATAAAGTAAACAAATTCAAAGCCCTGTCGGTGGAATTTAACTTTCCTTTCCTAACCGCTGTTCAAATGAATAGGAGCGGAGAGAGCACGGGCAAGACCTCCAATGAGATGAACGATGACAGCTCGTCCATTGCTCAGTCGGATCGTATTATGTGGTTTTGCACTTACCTTGGCATCTTTCGCCGGAAAACGGAGGATGAAATTGCCTTGGATACCCCGGAGAGTGGCACCCACAAGCTGATTGAAATTGCCGCCCGCTATCAAGGGCGAGATGCGGCTGGACACCAAGATTGGATGCGTCGACGGTTCCCGGATGGCAAAACCCGCAATGTCCATAATTACATTAACTTTAACATTGATAACTTCAACGTTGAAGAGCGTGGATCCCTCCGAGACTCTATTGCACGAGGTAACGCCATGTATTTGGTTAGCGACCGCGACATCCCTAATTCCGCCAACGAAACGATTTAATTATGGATTTGGTGGAGGTTTTGAATCGAATCGGCTATACCGAGCTGAGGGACGCGGGAACTCATTTTCGCGCGAGACCGTTATATCGGGACTCAAATAACAACACGTCCCTTTCTATTGACAAGCGGACGGGTCAATTTGTGGACTTCGGGGGTCGCATTAGTGGTGGTCTGGATAAGTTAGTCCAGATTACCCTAAGCTTGCCCACGATGGAAAAAGCCAAAGACTTTCTTGGCGGCGACCTTCCTGACTTGGTTGTCAAAGATAACGTCAGCCTCAGCCACATTAAAAAGTTCGACAAAGGAATGCTCGTCAAGTTGGTGCGCGACCATGAGTATTGGATGAATCGTGGAATTTCGCCGTCGGTAATTGAGTCTTTCAAGGGTGGGCTGGCGGTCAACGGGCGCATGAAGGGGAGATACGTTTTCCCCATATTCGACGAGCGCGAGGAGTTAATCGGCTTTAGCGGACGCATGACTCAGGACAACCCAAATTATCCCAAGTGGAAAATCCTTGGCGCGAAAAAGAACTTTCTCTATCCATCCTTCACAAAGGACATCATCCAGTCCCGTCAGGTTATCCTTACGGAATCCATTGGCGACGCCATCAGCCTCGTTGAAATTGGAATTAAAAACGTCCTCGTGATGTTTGGCGTTACAATAAGTTCAGGGATACTTTGTTTTTTACTGAAGAGTAGCGTGGAGAAGATATTTATCTTTTTAAATAATGACGCCGGAAATAATGACGTCGGCAACGAAGCGAGTATTGAATTGAAGAATACTCTCCACTCTCACTTTGATGAACAGCAGGTTAAAATTGTGACCCCGCCGCTCAAAGACATTAACATCATGCTCCTTGAAGATAAGCAAAATCTAATTGAATTTTGCAAAACTAATTTATGCTAGAATCTGTAACTCTTAACTTTCCTTTCGGCATCAAAAAGTGTTTCCGCGCCTCGATCCCTAAGCCGGATTACGTTGCGTCCCTGAAGTTTGCCCAAGACGCGGCTTGCACCAAAAAGGACGCGGGCACGTTCAATAGCGGCATCATCGGCAATCACCGCGCCCCATTCGTTGGAAAGCTGGGGGAGTTCGCGCTTTCGTATTTGATTAAACAGCATGTTGATTTGGTTATCCTTGATAAGGGCGGGCATGATGCAGGTTGTGACTTTGAGACTAACGGCATTAAAATTGACGTCAAGACCAACAAAAAGCTCAACAATGCCGCCTTTGTCGTTAAAACCAATGAGCGCGGCGGCGAGGTCCCTCTTACGTCTGACGTTTTCGTGGTCGCCTATCTGGAGGAAGAAAATGAGGACGCCCAAACGGCGACGGTAATTCTCGTCGGCTGGTTCTTAAAGTCAGACCTAAACGAATCCCTCGTTAAACCCGGTCGTTTCGGCAATCAAATTAATTATGAGATTCCCTACTCGCTGACTAAGGACATGGACGGGCTTAAAGACCATCTCGCCGTTCCGCTAAAAAAGAGAGAGTTGATTCCCCTATCTGCCTCCAAGATAAAGACTTTTGAGAATTGCTCGTGGATGTATTGGGTGAATTACCATTTAAAGTTCCCCCAGACTAAGAATGATGGGTCCCGGAAGGGCGACGTCTGCCACCAGACCTTTGAGCTTTTGATTAACCGCGAGAAGCATGGTCACATCGTCGAGAAAGTCGTCAAGGCGGCTACTATCACCGCCCACAACCCCCTCGAGCGTTTGGTTCGACGTTACGCCAAAGAGACTGGGCTGGAGGACAATTATGAGAACTTCCATCATTTGGACGAGATGATAATTTGCGGTTTAAACGCCGACTTCTATGTAAAGGGTGGGGTGCTCCTCGGCGCGGAGTTCAAGTTTGACTTTGTTGACTCCCAGAATAGGTTCCACCTTAAGGGGTTCATTGATAAGCCGTTCATTGTCGGCAAGCGAATGGTCATTGACGATTACAAGTCTTCCAAAAAAAAATTCGAGGGAGAAGAGGAAGAGTCTAATGTCCAAGCGTTAATTTACAGCTATTCCTGCGCAAAACTGTTCCCGCACCTTGAGCCAGAGGTCAGGTTTATCTTTTTGCAGTTCCCGGACGACCCGATTATGCGTCTCAAGTTCAGCCCTGAAGCCTTGACTGGCTTTGAAGGCTACCTTGAGATGATTCAAAAGAAAGTCGAAAACTTTGAACTGAAGAACGCCTATGACCATTTTGCGGCGGACCACAACCCGCCCAAGGGTGAGTTTAAGGGCAAATTGCTGTGTGGTTTCGCGTCGTTTCCGGGGGAACTCAAGAAGGACGGCAAAATTAAGTGGGTCTGTCCGTATAAGTTCCCGCGCGATTACTTTTCAGTGAAGAAAGAGGGTGAGATTCTTTATTCTTCGTTTGAGAAGGAGACGATTAAATTAAAACCCGGCGAGGTTATTGAAAAACTTCATTACGGCGGTTGCCCGCGCCACGCAAATAGATTAGGCGACATGCCAGCCGCTCCGGTTGTCGCCCAAAGGATCACGAGTCAGAGATTTGACCCGTTGGAGGATTTTTGAGATTATTTCTTAATCTCGGTAATTGCCGCCTCGACTACTCCAGAGACGGCTTTTCCTGCGTCAACGACCGAGTCAACGGTTGCTTTATTTTTACGCCCGACGAGGATTCCAACCGGGAACCAAATCACGCCGCCAACAATCGCGCCTGCCAATGCTATCAATAAATGTAAGAACATATCAGATATAATTACACTCAAAACCCCCCTTGACTGAATTCCAAGTTTTCGGCAGACTTAAACCGTGAGTTACAAAATTATTCCTTTGATCAAGAGTCATTATTCAATGAACTCAACAATCACATTGGACAAACCTACGGGCAAGCCAGACTCCTACCCGGCGTCCGCCTTTGACTTGGTCATACAGAACGGGTTGGATACCCTCATTTTGGTTGAGGACTCAATCAGCGGCTTCTTGCAAGCGGCAAAGCACGCTGGCGATAACAAGGTTAAACTCATCTTTGGACTGAGGATGGACGTGGTTGAGGATGCGTCAATTAAGGACGACGATTCCCTGAAAAAGCGCGCCAAGTATATCATTTTTGCCAACAACACCCAAGGCTACCAAAACCTCATTAAAATTTGGTCCTTTGCGGCGAAGGATGGATTTTACTACAATCCTGTGATTGATTTTCGGCATCTGACCGAATACTGGGGAAAGGATGTTCGACTGGCGGTTCCGTTCTATGATTCGTTCCTTTACGCGAATGCATTCGAATCTCACTCGCATGTTCCTCAGATTGAAGCCTTTAATCCGGTATTCTTTACGGAGGATAATGATCTTCCCTTTGACGACATGCTCAAAGCTAAAGTGGAAAAATACTGCAAAGGCAAATACGAGGTTGTCCCCGCCCAAAGCATCTATTATAAAAAGAAGGAGGACTTTTTGGCGTATGTGGCTTTTCGGTGTTTACAGCATCGGGGATTCAGCACAAATAAACCCTGCCTTGATCGCCCGGAGCTGGATCATATGGGCAGTGACACATTTAATTTTGAGCGTTGGCTTAAGAACAATCAGGAGACCAAATAATATGGACGGCGAACTTCTTCGTTATAATAAAAACGTCAAATATTGTCTTCTGGACTTTGAGACGTTTAATCTTAACCTTAACTTTGCCCGTAACCGCCCATGGCAAGTCGGCATCATCAACGCCAAGGGCGACCAAATCGTCGAAGAAAAAGACATCCGCATTACGTGGCACGACGCGCCCCACCTCAAGATTAGCAAGGAAGCCGCCGTTATCACCCGCTTTGACCAAGCGTTGCATAACCGCCTAGCCGTGACGCCGGAGGAGGCATTCAAGAAATTCTGGAGTGATTTGGAAAACGCAGATCATATCATTATGCACAATGGCATACGATTCGACCTTTATCTATTGAAGGGATACGGCGAATATATGGGTGTCCCATGGAAGTGGATTGTTCCTAAAATGATTGATACAAAGTCTCTGGCACAAGGGATTAAAATGGGTATCCCGTTTCAACCCAAAGATGGGGATTTCCTTGAATATCAGTTTCGAATGGCGAACGCCTTTGTTAAGGGTATTAAGACGAACCTTCAGGCTTTAGGTAAGGAATTTGGCATAGACCATGACTATGAGAAGTTGCATGACGCTATAGTAGATTTGAGACTTAATTTCAAAGTCTTCAGAAAGTTAATTTTCCAAGTGGAAATTTAGCTTTTGACAACGTAAGTGGGATTATACGAAACGGTCCCCACGGTCTTAGTCTTTGGCGTTGGGAAGGAGTTCGGCGTCGTTACGACTAACGGAATGCAGCTATTACCTCCAGCGGTGGCGGCGGAGCGGGATCGTTGCTCGTAATTCATATCTTCGTAACTGATAATCGGCATCGTCACATAAGGCGTTCCCGCAAACAAATACCCACCATTTGCCGTGTAAATCGTCTGATTCCCCGACCAAGCTCCTGCAAAAATTTGTTGCAGAGAATTATATAGAGCAGCGTTTGATAGGTTGATTGTCAATACCAACGCCTCATACTGAGACCTAGTTAGCGTAAAGTTCCAAAGACCAGCATAAGAGCTGGGGGCAATAGTCTTTACTCTCAATCCCGCCGCCTTACTAGCGTCACTCGCGAAATATGACAACCCCGCCCCTTGGTTGTGCCAAGCATTATAAGTCTGTTGCGCGGTTAAGTATGGGAAAACCGATCTGTAAATTGGGTCACTTGTGGGGTCCATCCCTTTGGACAGCCTGCGAATCTTAATCGAGTCGCCAAGCTGATAGGGTTTGTTTAAGCGGGGGATGCTGTTGATCGCCGGAGCGGCAGAAGTCCCTTTGTTGATATTACCTTCTGTGTCAGAACGTTGCTGATTAGCTGGAGCCGACGCGATCCCGCCGTCCGCCTTAATCCAAAGTTCCTCTGGGCGGCGCACCACGGCGAACATACTCACCCATTTATCCTTGCTCATAAAACGGTCGCAAGGTTCGATTTTCACAATCAGAAAGCGGCTCAGAATGTCAAAATGGTAATCCTCATCGAGTCCGGGGTCCCCATAGTTGGCGACAACACGGGCGTCCAAAATTTCATTTGTTTTGTTACTCGCCGCAACCCGCTTATCATCAAGGCTTGACATAATCAAAAATCCAAATCTCCAAGGTTAACATCCCAAGTATTCTGCGTATAAGCCGTGGAGTTATAGACGGTATCCAGTTGGGTTTGAGTAGAAGTGAAGCTCAAAGGCTCACTTGAAGGAGTGGCGGAAAAGTAATCTCCGGTCACACTAAAATTTTTTTTTAAGAACAAAGGATCCGAGCTGAAGTATTTTGTCCCCGTTATCGGAAACCCATAGCCGGACCCATCCTCGGTTCCAATGGTAATCATTACAGAAACCGGGTTTGTGTTAGGGACGCCGCTGTAGGATGATTGGATTGTCAGATAGTTTTGATTGGCGTCCATCGTCACTCCGCTAAAATAATTTGGATTAGCGTAAGGAATACTCTGAAATTCACCATTCCCAATGCTATAAGCGAAGTCCCAACTGTTCGCAAAAGAATAATTGAAACCCGTCACCGCCAAAACAACTCCCGTGGCGTTTTTGGTTAAAGAATCGCCCGCCCGTCTTACGAAAGAGACTTTTGGCAAATAAGAGGTTTGGTTATATCCTTGACCGACGTTTGTGAGAGAAATCCCAGAGACTCGATAGCCCGTCTGGCTCGCGCCCACAACTCCCGTCACGCAAACAACCTCGCCCGTTAATCCGTCGGCAAGCGTTTTAAGTGCCCCCTTCCCAGAGAATGGAGTGAACCAAGCCTTATTGTTCGCGTAATAACGGGGGACGTCAAAGCAGCTAGAATATTTGCCCGTATTAACTACCGACATTGGTGCGGAAGTGTATCCATCCCCGGACGAGTAAGCATTATAAGACTCTGGGATGTAATAAGTTGCAGTTCCCGCCGTATAGAGATTCTGAAATAAAACCGGGCGCATTCCCAAATAACCAGACGCCGAACTGATTCGCTCAACGGCAGAGAATGTAATATCTAAATTGCCCGTGCAACCGCTGCTAAACAACATCGACGAAAAAGCCTGTTCCAATCCAGTTACTTGATAATATCCGCTGGAGACCAAAGTTGGGGGGTAAAGATACTCGCCGCTGCTGGTCATGTTAATCCCAGTCACATAGTAGGTGGAGGTCGTCCCGGTCGGCGTTATTCCGCTTGCACGTATGGTGACATAGGAAGGGGACTGGGTGCCCATGTTATTCATTTTGCGAACACTAACCGAAATGAGATTCGACTGGATCTCATCTTGGAACGTAAACGAAGTCCCAGACGCCATCCCATTAAACAGCCCCGAAATCCCTCCGTCCACCGACAGCGGCGTAAACGTCAGAGACGAACCAGCCTGAAGTCCCGTTCGATTAACGGTGATAATCTGAGGAACGCTATCAAAAGTAGTGTCGAGAGTTGCTTTAAAGCTAATCGGCGCGTTGGATTGGTTGGTGTCAATGTCATAAAGATAAATTGGTGCCGGGGACCCCGACGCTGAATATACGGGTCCAAGGTTTCCGGTGAGCAAAGGCTGATACGAATTGTAAAACTCCAGTGTCCCGCCGTAGGTTACGCACGGGACCGCTGAAGATATTCGTCCAATAGACCCCGACCCTGCGCCGAAGTCTCCCGCTGAAAGAGAATATGCAAAAGGATTTGAATTTAAAACCAAATCGCAACTCAAGGTCCCATCTAGGACATTAACGGTTATTCCCGAGATGTTGGGCGTCCCTGCCACTAGATAGTCATAAACGACGCCATCTACACACCAAAGCCACTTATCCGTCGTGGCGGTTTTTACTTTAAACCCACTAACTGAAAATGCCTCTCCAATGTTATACGAGGAAATATGAGACACCGAATCGTGCCCGAGGATTTTTCCTCCAGAGAAGGTGATTCCGTTGATGGACGTATCAACGCATGTAAACTTGATGGTCGCGGGGACGTAGCTGCTAAGGACAACATCTTTGAATAGGAAACCGAATTCGGCTACCTGTGGCAAAGTAAGGTCATTAACTCCGCTGAATAACACATCAATTCTTTTTTAACCGAGCCGTGATCTTGTTAAGGATCGACTCTTGTTTTGGCAAAACCTTGGGTCTGTCCGCGAACGAGAGGCTCGTGGTCATTCCCTCTGTAGTTACACTCATCGACAGTCGGTTCAATCCATTGCTAGGATTTAAATAATCCGAGAAGGATCCAAAATTCGCCGGGGTGCCTGCTAAAGTGAGGTCGACCGTCTTCATTGGAGAAGTCAGTTCGTAATTGTTGAGGTCTTTGACGTAGTTGTGATACTGTTCAACCGTCGTAACCACCTGACTTCCTCCCGTAATGACCGTCATATAGGGGACAAAACGCTCCCTAAAGGGGTCCAACTGAGGCTGAATGTCTGGATCAATGGTATTATTCACCACCTTTAACGATGTAGTTTGGTTGAAGGTGCAATTTACAGGCTCGCCGAACACCTCGACGATTTCAGGGGTGCGGTTCTCCAAGGTCACTTCTGAGCTTAAGATTCCTCGATACCCGCCCAAAAGGTTGGTTGTGATGGGGTAAACGATATTAAAGTCCACCTGCGCGGTTTTTAATTGCAGTTGATCGGTCAGGAGGTCAGAGTAGTAAAAGGCTCCATTGGTGTCACTATTCCCCAAGAGACGGCTCATCGGATCGCGGTAATCATTGCGGATGGGATTTTTGACCACCTTAATATTCAACCCCCGCGAGTTCGGCGACAAAAGGGTTTCAAGGGTAAATCCTTCAGTAAAGTAATTGAACTTATCTTCGTCGGTGATACATCCATACCGAGGGTCGCCCAAAGTGCCCTCATGGAAGCGCCCAGACAAGACTCCCTTGCACATTTCCTGCAAAAGACTGAGGTCGCAAACCGTTGGAGTTTTCATCTCAGCCCGGCGTTTAACCGCCTCGCGCTGCCGATCTACATAAGCCTGAAGCATCTGCACGTTGGTAAACATTGTCCCCTTGGGGTTGAACTCAACGTAAATGTTTGGATGGTTCTTTGTGTCCGCGAGTAGCAAAACGTGTAGTTTTGAGCATTGTTGCTGGAGCTTATTATGCAGGTTGTAGTATTGCTGGACTGTGCGGTCCATGTCCGTTTGTTGAGGGAAGTTATCCAATACAGTCGAATATTCAGCATAAAGTCTTTGCAAGTCTGGATTAGCTTGGGGTCTGAATAAATCCAATCGCCAGTCTTGCTGTTTTTTGGGGATATTCGTTGAGATATTGGTGAACGACTGATTTTCTCCAAACTGTTGAGCGCAAACATCATCCAAATTAAGCGACATGGCGCGCTTGTATTCCTCTTGAAGGGTGCCCCATTCGTTTGAAATCTCAGAATAAAACAGCCCTGTCGGAAAGATTCCGCTACGAGTCAAATCCAAAGGCAGCGACTCACTCATCGGCGTCATCAAACCAGAATAAAGTATCAAATCCTTAAATGGAGATTGGCGCATTACAAAGTATTGCTGGGCGTCCGGCTGGATATTGTGACTAATTCGCAAGAGAGACGTCCCCGCCTCGCCGTAGAGACCTTCCTTGGGACTCATGTCAACGAGGCTGTTCTGTGGCATATAAGGGTAGTGATTCAAAAGCCCTTGAGTCACCAAGCCAAACTTATACATGCTGTCCGCCGCGCTCTGTTCCCAGTTTAAAATATCCTGCTTAAAGTCAGGATAATAATACCCCAAGTAAACCCTATAAAATCTTTGGTCGCGGCAAATGTTGCTTACGTCGTCTCCGCCCCCTTGGACCATGGCTTCAATCGCAACCGTTTTGGCTTCATCGGTGATTTCCACAAGGGGGAACATCCCCAACGCCCTAAAGTTCGCCGCGCGAATCGCCTCGGTCTCTCCATTTAAAGCTCGGTCCTGACAGAAAATGTCCCTCAATGCCTCATCATAATGGCTTAAGCATATCGCCGTATCAATTTCCCCATAGGTTCGCCCATCCAACTCTGGCAGAGTGAGATTCCTGTCGGTGCTGCTGAGTTCGAAGTCGTTTGCCCATGCAATGTCTTGGAACCACGTCCCGAAGGCGTCGCAGCGAAGTGTAGGGCGGTTGCTGTGGCGGTTAAAGTCAATGGGGTGCAAAGGTAGCATCCCAACGTAGCGTTTGGGACTCTTAACGTCGACGGCGAGGGTTCTCGGGCGATTGTTGGCTGTAATGACGGACTGTTTGAAGGTGTTATTGAGGCTAACGCTAGATTTGTAAGATAGAATCGCCGAATTTTGGTTCAAAGCGAATTGCGAACCAAGGGGTGTCGTCGGATCCGCAATAGAGACGATTGGGCTAATGTCGATTGCCCTATTCAAGCTGATTCCAATAAACGTCTTCCCGGAGCAATAATAATCCAAACCCAAGTCCGAACACCATTGACCCAACACTTCCCTCAAGGGACCCATGTAGTTTTGGTGGTAGATGTAATCGGCGTCTTGGATTTCCTTGGGGAACGCGCCTTCAAATTTGATTCCGCGCATTCTCAATGATGCAAGTAATTGATTCAGGTTGTAGCTGACATTTGCTAGGTCGCCACACCGCTCCTCAGTCGCCTCCTCCGTCCCAATGATTAGATAGCCGCCGTTCAAGTCAAACTGCGCTGACTGGACGGGCTGTTTGAATAACGCCTCCCATTGGGCGTAAAGGTTCTTTTGGTCCGGGATATCCTTGAAATTATCGTAGGTCTGTCCATTGATTCCAACGTAAGATCCATAAGACATACTCCTCGTCGTGCTGCCCATTGAACTGAACGAACTTCCAGCCATTAAACAGTCCGGGCAGACAACAGGAAATTCAATCGTAGCATCGGACTTATAGACGTGCTTTTTGCCCTGACGCTTAAGTAGTCCAACGTAAATCTTATCAAAAATCACCGAATAGTCTTTGAATGTAACACTTAAAATCTTCGTGTTATTCTCGATGGTGATATCGTGAGCGAAGAGGATGAAGTCGGTGAACTTGACTCCATTGAAGTCTATATCGTATAGGTTTTCGTCGCCACCCGCGCCAGCGTCGCACTTGAGGTCCTTGTCTTGGATATCAAAGAAGGCATACTTTTGATCGCGGTCTGTGACTTCAAGGACGATACTCAGCTTAATCTCTGTGGGTTGGGCGCTGAAACCAATATCGCTCGTGGCATTATAAATCCACCCTCCAAAGGCGAAAGACGTCGGGAACGCGCCGCCAACCATGCTCTTTTGGAAACGCCCGAGATTATAGTTGCCCTTGGGGGTAACTTTAACGCCTTGGAGTAATTGATAACCCATAAATATTATACTCAAAAATCACCACTACCACATGAAGTATATCGACCTCACTCCAGTATCCCCCGCCTCAATCGCCTCGAAGTCAATAACCGCCGCGTCACTATAGCCTTCCAAAGCGTAAATAGAGTCAGTATATTTGAAATACGCGAACGTCATATCTTGGAAATTGGGGACTATTCCATAGATTTTGTTGTATCCCTCTGCGAACAAGTAGGTTAGATTAGTCAAATCATTAACCAAACCAAACAACTGATTGTAGCCTCCAGCCCACACATAAATAACCCCATACAAGCACGATATATCTCCGTAAACGGTGTTCAACCCATCCACGTCAAAATAATTTAGCGAAGTCAATCCACTAACGCTGCCACCCAAGGTATTATTACCCCAGACTTCAATATGTTGAAGGTTTTTAAGGGTGCTAATATTGCCGCCAAAATCTGCGCTTTGGGGTCCAAAGTCCGTCCGGGTTATCCCGTCTCCGATGTTCGCGCCACCCGCTGACACAATAGAAGTTATGTCCCCAATCAAAACAACTGTCCGCAATTGAGCGGTTGAATAAGAGTGACTTATATCTTGGGCTGTGGATGATAAAGTATAACTGTCGGTGGTTCCGTCTCCCCAATTTATATTCAGCGACCCAGTGCCCTTTAATGTAAAGCCAATCGCATTGGTTGCGTTGCCAAGAACTAGATAGTTTGTCGCATCAAAGTTCTGAGAGATGGTCCCAACCCAATCCGCCGCACTCGAGTCAACGGGTGCTGAAACTCCAGCCATCGCAGTGAATATCACCCCATAACTGTCGGGAGAGTCCCATGGGTGAATCCTACTTTGGACAGTGTCGTATAAGAATAATGAGTAATTAGGAAAGTCAAATGTCCCATTGGAGTATTCGTTAGGTTCGTGCCGAATATAATCCGCACTAGCCATTTGCCGAACTCCATTAACCCAAACTTGTTCAGAGAATCCATTTAAACCAGTAATGGTCTTTTGGTCTCCCGTGACGAAAAAGATCGACTGCCCAAAGCCGTTGAATTGCGGGGTGAAAGCCAACTCCGGCACGTTTATCTCAGAGATGCCCGTCGGAAGCCCGCCCGTCGGATGATAAAGTGATGTTGCATAAAAAGACGGTAAATTCGCACCCGACAGTGCCACCACAAACCCCGCGCCCGAACTCAAAACGTCATACTGAGTGCCAGAGACAAGCTTCTGACCGTTCATATAAATGTCATATCCAAAATTAGGATAGAATGGGTTACTCGTGCTCACCCCTGACATTCCTGTAATCAAGACCGTTCCGCCCGACACGCCTACGGGTTCCAAGTATTGAGAGGTCGTCGGAAAATATACCCCGCCGCTCATTGGAATGCGGCTCGTCTGCCAGTATCCACTGTAAGCCGTGTTGATCGTCGGCGTCGCCAACGAATCATACATCAGCAAATAATCCTCATCATACCCCAAAATCTCCTCATTGAATAACTGATAATCCACCCCGCTGGTTTCTTGCAAACCATTCCCGATAAGTTGAACGACGCGCGGATCCGCTGGGAAGATTAGCCCGTCAACGGACTTATTCACGTAGGGATTATTCAACTGATAATCATAGACCTCAACGATGTCCCCAGAAGTCAAAGGATAGTCAAATTCCAGACTGAAATCGGCGAATCCACTCAAGTATTGATACCCATATCCGAACGAGTAGGCATTTCGCGTCGCCTGAAGCGCCACATTGGAGAGAAGGGGAATCGCGACCTCTTCAATGGACGTAAGCCCAGTAACTCCAGACGGGTAAATGACGTTTACTGTCGTGCCGTCTCTTTTTGTCACCAAGCCCGTCACGTAGGCGGTGCTTAGAGTTGATGTTTGGTAAACGCCACTGAAGGACATCCCTGTGATTTGAATGCCCGAAAAATCATAAGTCTGAGGCGCAATAGAATACCCCGTCATCAAACTACAATTAGCGCAAATATCTATCTCGGAGTTGGACCTAGAATCATTAAACAGAATCGCCGTATTAATTTTGCCGTAATATCCAGTATTAGAGGAACTGGTATTATTGAGGTAGCCGCCGACATAAATGTTTCTCGTGTCAAGCGTAGAGCTGGGGAGTCTGACATTTGACGAATAGTATTTATCGTCTCCAAGGTTGTATATGCCAAAGTCAACGAATTGATTACCCACTAAAGATACTTGAACGAAGTCGTGTTTACTTAGCTCTTTTGAAAGGGTCTTTTGGTAGCCGCTCGCGCGAAAAAAGAGTCGGTTGGCGTCATTAATGCCAATGGCGAATCCAGAGTTTAGCCCGTTGGGATTATCGATAGTCGATAAGAGAATATTATCAACTCCCCAATAATTAGCCCTCGTCACACCGTCATACTCAACATCCATTATTAGCGAAAAACTTCCAGTGTGTTCATAGCCAACGCGATAGACGTTTTCACCACTAAAGGTGTTGCTGACGAGTGTTTTCGAGGAAACGTTGATTAAGGGTAGGCTGGGACCGAAGATTTGCGCGCCCGTGTAGTCATAACCCGTTGGGTAGAGAAGATTATAGATTATCTTTGAGTCGCCACTAGCAAAGGAAAAGACGCCCTCCAACGAGTCCATCGCCCCGGTAGAGATACCGTTGTATGCTAAACACGTCAAAAAAGTCTTGGTTTCCATTCTCCATTCCTAGTATCCGAATAAATACCCACTTGCTCTCAGATAGTTACACGTGGCGGCACCGAATGCTTTTGTCGTTAGAAGACCGCTACCAACCGTATCAACTCCTAACCAAGTTTTTGCATAAGATATTTCGTTGATTCCGGTGGTTAAATTCTCAGAAGTTTGGAAGGATCCCGCCTTCACGTAAGCGGCGGATAGCCCCGCCATCTGACCCGTGAACGGACTCGTGCTGGCGTTTGCCGCCTCGGCAGTCAAAGTGAGGTTGATCTTGGCTTTGGTCATCATTTGGGGGTCCTGCAAAACGTAATGCCCCTCAATATTCGCAGAAGGAAGCAAATCAAACGCCCATTTTGAAGGCTCAACAGAAACCGCATACTTTGGATTCACATACCCCGCCGAATGCATCCCATCGGTCGTCTGTAATGAGATTCTGAAGTTGGCTGTCCCTGAGTTCTCTTGGATACTTACTTGAGAGTCCCATGGGAACAAATTCGCGCCGGAATGATACGACGTATAAAGGGGCGACCCAGAGATGATAGTCGTTAAATAGTTACGCCAGTTGGTCCCATTGGCTGTTTTGAAAGCCGCTAATTGGGCTGTCCTGTAGTTTAACGGTCCCCGACAAACAAATTCACCCTCAACGCGCCAATTCTCCTTGGGCATCAAAAGGTCATTCGAGAGGCTGACGTTGTAGTCCAAATATCCACTCAAGTCCGCTGCACTGTAACCCGATACATAGGACGCACGGAACTCCACTGAATTTGCGCCGCTATCACGGTTGACATTAAACCCATTCAACGAAAGCAACCCCGTTGTAAATCCAAGGCTTTGAATTCGACTCGGGATACTCACCCCCGATAGCTGAGATTCCAGATACCCCAAGTCCTTATAAATCGGCGACGCCTGCAATTTCATCGAAGCGTCAACCGTCAGATACTCATTCTCAAATGTATCATTAGTGGATACCGAGAACATCTCAATCCAAGGATTTATTGAGCCAGTATTGTATTTCCAAACCTCCGTGACTCCATAACTTGCATTTAGGCGGTCAATAGATTCGGATAGACTCATCAGAACGGGCGTGCCGCTGACAATAAAGGCTGGGTTAAAAGGATTCTTCCCCGTAAAGGATTTAACGAATGAAACCGCATTATCAAACGCGCCGTTGGAGGTTTTAATGCCCTTGGCGGCGATCTTATGATTTACGCTGACTAACCCATCGTCTCCAGCCGAAAACGAATACTCATTGGAAGGCTCTACCACGCCACTTGGAACGTTATAAGCCTTAAGCTTCGCCGAATACGGTGCGAATGATCCTATGAAAAAGTTGTTAGTCCCAAACGACAACTCATCCAAGACAACATTAGTCCATGAATAAATCGGCGTCGTCCCATCCAAAACGTCAAGTTGCCCGAATTGACTTCCAAAGACTCCCGTGACCTTTGAAATATCCCCCGTCGTAGCGAGTCCGGTGAGGAGACCATTTAAGGTAATCTGAGTCACTTCACCCCAGCGTTGACCGTAATCAATGAACTGTTTGGATTGACTGACTATCGGGGCGGGATTAATCGCAACGCCATTATATTTTACAACAATGTCAGCCATATCAAAAATATTCTGTTACAGGATTAGTCCAAGGAGCGCCATTGTCGCCTTGCTTTAGCGCGTATTTTTTCAAGGTGTAGACGAACGTTAAATCCAACTGCAATACCCCCTCGGAGGTTAAATTGTATCGCGCGTCCGACAAAAAGTAAGTGAAAGACAGAGGCTTGGTGCCGTTGAATTGTTGCAAGAAAGTCGTTATCCCATACTTATAGAGTGCTTGTAAATAAGTCCCCACATCAGTTCGGAAGCCGTTAATAAACTCGGTTGGGTTACGCCCGATGCCCGCTTCGAGGTTCACACCCAAAGAGCCTTTTTCGGTCTGGTAGGCGTAATTGATGATGCTGTTTTTGGTTGGGCGGTTGACAATCTTATACTCTGAAACCATGTCGGCGGGGACCGTATTGGTGACTTTGCAATCGACATACTTGAAGGTGATGCCATTTATTGACCGAAAATATCTTGGATTATTGGAATATTCAAGACTGAGGGTCGCGCGCGTTTTGTGGTTTGGAAGCGAAACGTCATATTTGATAAGTTGAGCACTTAGCCCTGCGGTATTTAGGTTACTGCTCGTGTAATAAGCGGCAACTATTGCGGGTGATTGGCTAATGCTGCTCGTTATCAGAGTTGAGAAATCAGAGCTTGGGTTGCGCTTGTTTGTCGTAAAAGTATAGGAATCTCTGATTGAAACGTAGTTCTTTTCATCGGCGTCAAAAGAAATCACCTCTTCGATGATGGATCCGTTTGACTTCCAGAGCGGGCTATTCGTGTAAGATACGTCGTAATCGGCAGTTAATGACAGGGAATTATAGACCCGAACGTTGTTTCTCGGGAGGCTCACCAAAGTTAGGTTTACAGGCATTCCGCCCGCAAAGTCCTTATACGTGGAGTAAAACCCGCTGCAACGACCAAACGCTCCGGCATAAAGAGTATCCGCGCCAGCCTTGGCTTGGGGGAAATTAAGGAAGCCTTTAATGTGGGCTTTTTCGCCGATGCTAAAGATGCCCTCGTTATCAATATCCAGAGAGTGATTCAGGCTGTAAGAATACTGACTCCCGGAAAGGGGGAGCATTTCGACTCGCTTATTGAAGCTGAAGACGTTGCGTAAGGTGTCGTAGGACTCAGTATAGTAGTTGCGATAAGCCCCCGAATCCTGATATTTTGCCGCGCCGACCGCCGCGCAGACGCCCATGGTCGTGTCTTTGTCGTTTTGGAAGACGCCAGATGCGATTGACGCCGCCATCGTGCGCCCACCCATCCCGCTTAAGAGCGCGAAAGAAAGCGAGTGATTGACTGATTGGTTGCCATTCTCATCTTGAATGAATCCAAAGTCTTCCTTAAAATCCAACAGTCCGGTGCTATAGGAAACCCAGAACGCCGACGAGAGACCCTTATAGTAATTCCCTGAGAGTTCAGGTTGAACCGTTGATAAACCGACGGGCGGACCTTTGACTTCAATTTGGGCGTGGAATTTGGCGGCTTGGACGCCGTTCTCGGGAAAGGTATAAGAACCGGGAACCTCAAAGACTTTAACGTTAATGTCCCCCGAATAACGACTATTATACTCATTAATCAGCGTTTGCTGGATGAAACTCGGGCGTTTTAAGGTTAGGTCAAGGGAATATAGGTCAAAGTCAAAAACCTGCGTTTCACGATAATAAAGGGCGTCATTAAAGGTCTCCTTTTTTAAGGTGTAACCAAGCGCCCCGGTGAATAATCCAACATTTGACATAGTTTAGGCTCGCGCGGGCGGCATGGTGGCATTGCTACCTTGTTTCAAAACATTGACCATTCCCTCAAGACTCATTAGCTTCTCAGCCAAGGGGATAATAAACTGCTCTTGGATGTCATCACTTATGTTAGCGGAGTCGAGGGAAATTTTAACATCAATCTTAGAGTTAACCGTGGCTTCACCCTTATCCGTCTTACCATTAAGAGTATCAAAGATAGCTTTAATTTCCGTAATTAACTGCGCAGTTTTGGCGTCGTCACCACTATTGATAGATTGGCGCAAGCTCTCTTGGCGTTGATTCAATAAACCCAATTCCTTTTGAGATTCGGGCGTGAATTGTTTAGGAGTGATTAAGCTCGTTAGGCGACCGTAAATACCGGATGAACCCTCTTCGTCAGCGACTCGTTTGTTGTTCAGTTCGTCGGTTCTATTACTTATGCGAGCGTAGAATTGACGGGACCCGTTTAGGAAATCCTTCCCTTGACTGTGAAGGACCGTATCGGCATCATCACTTAAATAACCGCGCTGGCGTGCTTCAGTTCCGGCTAATTGGGACAGTGCATTTTTATTCTGAGAGTAGACCCCAGCCGTATCAGAGAGTAAATTTAGTCCCACCCCTACAGGTCCATTGTAGGCGTCCATTGCATATTTAACGCCCAATGAAGCGGTTTCACCGTAATTTTTTCTGGTCTCGCCAACCGCCGTATTTCGGAGATAGTCGATGGCTTTATCGGTGTATTTCTGACCGGGGGACTTGCCCATGTCCATTGCCGTATCCATCATTCTGTCGGTGAAGCTGCCTCCCGTCGACGGAGACAAAATAGAAGAAAGGGAAGACGGGCTTGAGTCTTCTCCTTCCGATGCACTAGCGGAATAAGCCGCGCCACCAAGGACAGCCAAAGTTGCTAATGTCTTTCCCCGTATTCCACCTTTTCTGAGGGCATCGAGGATTTTTTTGGAAATGCCACCTTTTCCGCCTGTTTCGGGAAAACGATTATAGACTGGGGGCTTCCCAGAATAATGATCCAAGAACGCTTTGTCCGCGCTAGGGGTTGAGGATGCAATTAGAGGGGGCTTACCTTTAGGAGGATTCAAAGCCTCTTTTTCTTGCTGAAGAATCCTCTTATACTCACGGTCTTCATTCTGTTTGGAAATTAATTGATCGGCAGCATGTCTTTCTGCGGCAGTCTTAGGATAAGCAATATTATGAAATGGAGCTCGAAAACTAACAGGTAATTTAGTCCCAGATTTTGCGGCTTCTTCTGCGGTCATCCAAGAAGAGCGTTTATCGCCTCCTAATGCTTTTTTTGAGGTGGGAGGTGCTTCGTTAGCGGGCGGAATTTTAGCTTTTTCTCTCGCTAACCTATGAATGGCATAAGCAGTCGGGATACCATACGCTAATCCTCCTCCAATAGAGCTGGCTACCCCTCTCACTCCTGAGTAGTCCCAAGTCTTATAGTCCCCATTAACCCTCCTAGACTTCTCCATTTCCGCATCACTTAGATTGTCAGGGACTCGATTTGGGGAGTATTTTTTGACTGTTGCTTCAGCTACCCTTTGAGCTGCGGTATCAGTTTCGGAGGTCTTTTTTCTCGTGGCGGCGGTTTCTTTCGCGGCTTGTTCGTAAGCGGCTTGGGAGCCAGAGATACTCGCGCCGAAAGACTTTAAAGCTGCGGCGGCAATATCGACCTCTCTGGACAAATTAGAGACGCTGGCGTCAATAGACGATGAAGAAGCCCCTCCAAGAATTCCTTCATTCTCAGGCTTAAACTCAGCAAGCATTGCGGCGTTGGCTCGCTCTCCAAAAGAGTTTTTGTTGGCATAACCCAACGCGCCTTGGAAGGGTAACGATCCCCGCCCAAACCGCGCCCCGGTTATACCAGCAATGCGACTCGTCGAACGATAGTCAACCGCCATCTTGCCCTGAGTCGCAATATTCCAAAGAGCGTTAACCATCGGGTCCTTGCGGTCGATGGCAATTCCCTGCCCTTGCATAAACTTCAAGTAGCCCGCCGCGCCAGCGCCGCGAGATTCGGCGTTTCCATTTCCAAAAGCCAAAGACAGCCCCCGGACTCCTTCGCGTTCCATGGATCGGCGAGACTGACGGTCGATAAGGCTTTTCATCCCCCCCATGAAGCTGGAGAGTTCTTTAAACTTCAACTCTTCGAGCATTCCCTTCAGATTCTCGTTGGTCTGTTGGGCTTGGGAGAGTTGCTCTTGGTTAATTTGGAGGATGTCCTTATTGCCACTTTGGGCAATCTTGAGAATTTCGTCGCTATTACCATTTTGGAGATACTTTAAAATCGTATCGTTGACGCCCTTATCCGTGCTGCCGGAGTTTTTGACAATTTCGTTAGCAAATTTGCCATAATCAAGACCCCCGTTCTTGTCAGAGAATCTCTCTAGGGTTCTGCCCGCCATCGTTGAGGCGATACCTGTATTTAAAGCCTGTCTTATCTCGAACTGACGCGCGGAAATACTGGGTGCGGTCATCCCCGCTTGGTTAAGAGACTTAAAAGCCTCTCCATTTGCTAAAAAGGAATCAAAATTCTGCGTCAAACCCCCAATAACACTTCTCGCGGTCCCTTGACGGGAAGTCTCAACTTTTTGCTTACGCTCCATCTCGCCACGGGAGAGTTCCATTTTGGCGGAGTAAATTGCATTTGTTCGGTCGCCGTATTGGAGTTTATAGAGGTTTCCCTTGGCTTGCATCCCAGCCATTTCCTGCATTCCGCTGCCGTAGTTTTTACGAGTTTGAAACTCTTGGATGTCTAAGTTATTGTTTGCCTGATAAGCCCCCTGATTCAAAAAGAGGCGCTTTTGCATAGCCTCAGCGTGAATCTTCATATCCAACTCTGCTTGGGACGCCGCACGAGTCTTTTGAAGTTTCTCAACCGCCGCCTTGCCCTCCGGGGTGCTCATCGACGCCTCTTCCCCGAGATTAACGCGCATTCTTTCTACGACGGTGCTTCTGACTTTTCCGTTTTCAATCTGACTGAGCAATTCTTGCATCTTTTTGTCGCCACCGATAAGACTTTGGAATGAGGCGGCATTAGAGGACGCCTTCAGAGCCTTGGCTTTGAACGGGTCGTCCATTTCGGCGATAAAGGAATTTGAGGTCCCATTAACCATTTCCTTGACCTGTGTTTTCTCTCCCTCGGTTTTCCAACCTAATGGGTTTGGATTATAAATGTTACCAAGAAAAGAACTCGCTGAAGCCCGTTTGTTGATGTCAAGAATACTCGCCTGAGACTCAAGATTCTGAGATTGGGTTTTCTTATAAGCATCTATAGCGGCGAAACGAGCCGTATTAGACCCCGCGCCCGCGATGGCAACATAAGCCCCTCTGGCGTCTTCATTCCCGCCTTTAAGCTGGGACATTAACTCCGTAAGCTTGCGCTGCTCCTTAATAAGAGTTTCATAACTAACACTGCTGTCGGTCAAAAGGTTATCGTAGTTATTTAATGTAGCCGCCATTGAATCTAGCTGGGCTACGACCTTCTGTGTCCGGGATTGTAATTGCTCAAATTGGTTCGCGGCTGTGGCGAGACCCTTCATCCAAGTATCAAGAGCCTCAACGGTTGAGTAGCCAGCCATACCCGCCGCTGCCGCTTGCCCGCCTTTGCCGGGCATAGCCCAAACGATTTGGGCGGCATTCATTAGACCTTTGGTGAGCTTATCGGTCCCCTCTGCGGCTGTCGCACCAAAATTAGAGCCAACTACTTGAGTTGCCATGCCACCGCCGATACCTAAACCCATGGACAATTTGAAGGCGCGGTTTTGAGTCTTTTCGCGCTGTTCTTGCCTTTTTCTCTCGTAGGCGCTGATTTTTTCTGTTTCTGCGTCAATGTTAGGAAAGGCGTCTTGGAGGGCTTTTGCGCTGGTGTAGGTCCCTGTTTTGCCTTGGGGGTCCTTCCATTGAACGCTTTGAGTCCCGGTTATTAGGGCATTTTTAAGATTCGCGAATTCTCTAATAGAAAGGCGAGTGGCAATTATTTCCTTCTCTTTTTGATCAACGAGTCTCCCCGAACTAAGTTTAAGTTTATCCAACCATGCTGGCGAACCCACAGATTGGGATATATGACTCATCATCCCCATCATCATGGAGGTAAAAAACGTAGCATCCATCCCGCTGCTACCACCTCCGCCGCTAAAATCACTCGCCAAGTTAGGAATTAAACGATGCCCCGTGGTCCGTTGAGATTGGATTTCGCTGACGGATTGGTATTTTTTGTGTTGGGCAATGGCATGGGCGAGGCTCATTTGCTTGGAATTATAGACTCCAAGACCTTGAGGATTGAGGGTATTTACCAACTCTGGGTTACGATCAATCTTAATGGCAGCGTTGACGACGCTCTTTTCCGCATTAATCGCCTCAATAACCGAGGGGAGAGCCGCCAAATCCTGCGAAACGAAACCGCTCGCACCATAAGCCCAAGGCGCTCTGGCTTTATGCATCCTGCCCGCGTAGCTATTTTCAGGCGGATTGATGGTTTCGTAAACCTGACCATCTCGCACAACTCGAGTCTTAGTCTCCGCCGTGTTGGCAATAATAGGAACAATTCTTGGACCGTCTTGAAGCGTAGTTGCGACGACGCGCCCCGGAGCGTAGCCGCCCGCACGAGCGCGCTGAGACTCACTAATAGCGTCGCTCATCGACGGAACATAGCCGCCCGCTGCGTGGCTGATTCCACCCCCTTTTGAGGTGAAAGCGGTCGCCAAATTCTTTGACGCTGTGGCAGTAAAGGCAAATGCGGCGGCTTGGTCTCGAACAACATTGAGGAGTTGTTTGTTAATATCAAGAATGTTCGTATGCCCTAAAGCCAGTTCTTTTAGCAAATTAGGCTGTCTCTCAAGCCATCCTGCGAGGACTTTCTGAATTTCTGCTTGGTCTTTAAGCTTGGAATTAGCAAGCGTAAGACTTCCTACCGCCGAGTAGGCGAACTTGCCGAACATCGTCAGCAATTTCATTATGCCGACCATCGCCACTTGTAACCCCGGACCCGCGAGGACATTTCCGATGCCCTTGAGAGCACCTTGGGCGGCGTTATTACGGAGTGAGTGTTCCCCATTCTGAGAAGGGTCGGCAGAATCCGCAACGCCAGAAAGAATCTTGGTAAAAGAGTTGATGCCCGACCTCATTGTCCCGCCGATCATTGCCGTTCCAACATTGGAAGACGCCCGAGTCAACTCATTCATTGAACGAATTAACGACGACGAAATGGTAGAATTAAGCTCACTCAACCGCTTTTGCGCGGATCCGGCTGAACTTTCGGCAGTCTTAAGTGCCCCATCGACAATACTCAACCCTCCACCTAAATCTTGGAGGATGGCTTTCAAGGCGTTAATCTGATAGACGCCGCCGACGGTTTCTGAAATGAACGACTTTTGAGAAGAAGACAGCCCCGAGTAGCTCTGAGAGAGAATCTTTAAAACCTCAATCATCGGCTTCGTCTTGCCGTTAACATCCCGAACCGCAATACCCGTTTGCTCCAAGGTATCAAGAATCTGAGGGCGCTGTAAGCGGGTGAAAATAGTCTTGAAGGAGTTACCTAGAACGCTACCACCACGAGCCGTAATCTGCTGCGCGGCAGTGATCAAAGCGACTGTCTGGTTAAGACTAATCCCAGCGTCATTGGCAGCGGCAGACACGCGGCTCAAGCCCAAAGCCAAATCTCCCGCGCTCACGGCGTAACGCGCGTCAACTGCGGTTAAGCGATTAACGATATCCTCAGTAGTCAAAGACTCCCGAACGAAACTGTTCATCGTCGCCGTCAGCGAGGAAATTGAATCTTCAAGAGCCAACCCAGAGAGGCGAGACAGAGTTAGCGCCGAAGCCGTTCGCTTTAAAACTTCCTCAACGCCCAAGCCCTGACGAGAGAACTCGGTCGCGGCTTTCGTGGCGTCAGTGAACATTGAGCTGGTGCTATTAGCAACCTCGAATAAATTCTTTGAAAATTTCGCCAAATCGCCGCTCCCCAACTGGAAAAGGGCGTTAATGTTCGTCAATTCCTTCTCAACTTCAATAGTGGAGCTGACGAGCTTACGAAAGGCAGACTGTAAGCCAAAAATGATACCCGCCGACGCACCGAACGCGATAACACGAGCGTTTGACGCTTCAAGGGACTTCTGGAACTCATTAGCTTTTCCGGTGATTCGACCGAGAACTGGAGCCCATTGATTAAGACCCGCGAGACCGGAGTTGACGCCAGTGGAGAGAGAGCGGGAGACTTGGGCACCGAAGACATTAATTGCCCGGTTGATATTGGCTTGATCCAACTCAATACCTACGATAAGATTAGCGTCATTGCCCATAAATGTCCTGAGTGTTACCTACTTGAAGATTACACTAAACGCGGGCTAGGACTTCTCGGATTTGCGCTTCCCGGCTAGAACGGAGTAAGATTGGTCAAACCAAGTGACAATATCATCTATTTTGGTGTCGCCGACTAATTCGGGCGGCTCGCCAGTGGTTTGGTTGAGAATTGAGAGGTTTCTGCTACCGAGGGAGAAGAGATTGAGCTGATAAGGGGTCAACTGGATGATGGGTTTCCCCAAAAAGGTCTCAAATGACTCCTTTGAGAACGAAAACGTATTCAAGAAAAACGCCAAAACTGATATCTTTCGCAAATTAGATTCCCTAAACTTGGCAAATACCGAATCATAGTTCCTGACATAGAAGTTAATCTCATCCTCGTCCATTGCCTCAAAATCAGTCCAACTGGCAAACCTTTTATCCTTGCACGCGCGGTCGTTATAGCAGGACGCAAATATCAAATAATTAACCGCATCTTTTTCACTCACGTAATCGGCGGTAATCCCCAGCGCCCCCTGACGGTCTTGAACCTTTTTGTAAAGTTCAACGCGGGAATCGTCTATAATTTTGCGAATGGGACCTTGCTGCTGGGCAATAATGGTGGGGAGATTCCGTTCATTGTCTTTAATGAGGTATTTTAGGCTGGCGATTTTGTCCTCATCGTCTTGGGTCCACTCATTAGTTTCCGCAAGTTCTTTAAGGCGAGCAGTTTCCGACGGCGCGCCGCTGTCCAGATAAGAGTTGTAAATTTCTATCTTCTTGCGGAGAAGATCAACCTGCTCTACGTCGGTAAGGTGCTTAATGTAGTAATTCCCCTCAGAGACAGGCGAACATCCTTCGATAATTTCCTGATAAATAATCTTTAGCTCGTCTGCCTCTGGGGGCTGATAGGGCATCTTAGCTTACGGGATCGGTTGCCACGGGAGGCTCCGTCTTATCATCAACCGTCACGGAAGTCTCGCCCTCCGGCTTGTATGTGGACGAATATTCGTCGTAAACCTTCTCCATAGACTTAAAGTCACTCTCCGTAACTTGATTCTTAGACGTAAACCAAAAGCTCACCAAATAGGACATCCGGCGAATTACATCAATGGTAAACGGATCCTCTGCGTCCTCAATATCCTCCAGTTTGACCATTCGATTCTCATAATCCACGTCGCCGAATACGGGCTGATAGCCCTTGCCGTCAATATCAATATAGGTCAAAAACAGCGACCACCACTCAATCGTATCGTTACGCGACTTCATTTCCGCCGTGCTCTCAAAAATGTCCGAGTAGGCGTTTTGGATGCTGTTGGCTTCGTTGTTGACGTTATTGAGGCGCGTGATAATCCGGGATTTTTTCTCGACTACCTGTTGGGCGGTCATTCCGTCGCCCTCTTTCAGCGAGTAAAGATTAAGCTGCAATGTTTCGGCTTCGTCGCGGAGAGTCTTAATGCGCTCCTTCTCGGTCTCCGTCAGGGGTCCGCCGTCGTTGGCGTAACGCTTGGCAACCAAAGAGAATGAGAGAAGTCCCGCGCGCAAATAATCCGAAAGAGATTTCGCATAATAGAGTTCTGCCGACTTGTAGAGTTTGCGGTCGGGCTTAATGAGGGCGACCTTGATTGGACTGAGCTTCTTTACGGTGCGCTTGATTTCGACCTTTTGACCGTTCTCCTCGCGGGTTTCAGTGATCTGTTCTTCGACGAGCTTGTTGATTGTCGTTTGGTAGAGGAATTTGAGTTCTTTGGACATAAATTTTAATGTTGTTTCAATTATTTTAGCTCTACAGGCATAGAAGTGATGACTTTTTTTGTAATAACTTTTTGGGAGGCAGCGGCGAGGACCTTTTCTTGGTCAATCGTGAACTCAAAGAACGACAAAAAGGACATCAATTGCCTCAAATGACCATTCCCCCGGTCAAGGATTCTCTTGCGGAGTTGGTCGTGTTTGGACTCGGTAAAGTAGTTGATATTATCGGCGAAGTCTTGACTGGTCTGCGCGGCGACCTTTTGGAGGAGGATTTGGTGGTCGCTACGGATGTCTTCAAGCATCTCAAGAAAGTCCTTATACAAGGCTGTGATTTCTTTGTTCGCTTGAATCTGTATGAGATTATTTTCAATTGTGTTCATAAGTGAACCCTTTCGCCAAAAATAATTACACTTAAAGGCAAGAAAAACCCCCAAGGATTGCTCCAAGGGGGGTTCGTATGGAGAAAACTTAGAATTACGCTTTAGTCGTGAACGTGGCGGTCGTATCTTCGGCAGAGAAGTTATAGGTTGCGCCCGCATTACCAACGGCGTTGTTGAATGACTTCGAGGTGATCTTGGCGTTCGGCAGTTTAATGCCCAAATGACCGAGAACGAATTCTCCAGCGGCGTTAAGTGCAATCGTGGCGCTGTTAGCATTGGAAACGTCCACACCAAAACCCTCAACCGCGATGGTGGCTTTATAAGGGGGTTTCGTTGCAATCATGGAACTCATCGAGGTCGACTGAGCTTCATCAGGATTGCTACCCAGACAAGCCAAAGTGTCCGTGGGCATGTCCAGCGAGAATTTGTAGGAGGTAGAGCAACCAACGCCCGTAATCATACCGCTTGCCTGCATTGTGGTGACGGGTTCAATCACGGCGGGCATTGAAGCCTGCTCGGTGCTAGCGTTACCAACTACGGCGAATACTGGATTGCCAACTCCATTAAAACTCAAATCTGCGGTTCCAAAGCTACCCAAAGAAAGGTCAACGCCCAAAGACGACATAATCCCAGACATTGTAAAGCCATTAGGCGTTACCGTCACGACCGTCATTTGACCCTTAACGGCGTCGCCAGTAATATCAGAAATAGCGGCGGCGGTCAATCCAGAACCATTGCTGCCCGTGCCCAGATAGGTCTTAATGCTCGAACGGCAAGTCGTCAAATTGGTTTGTGCGGCGGCAAGCGATCCCAAATGACCGAATGCATTAATGTAATCGGTGGGTTTAGTCGCCTCGCACGACGCGGACGAGACGGGTAAGTAATAGGTATTCCCCAATCCGCCACTGACCGCGATTGAGACGGTTTGACCAACGTAAAGTGCTCTTGAAATTGCCATATATTTTGTCCTTTAGTGCTTAGATTTTATTACATTTAAAAAGTTCGATTGTGAAAAAAAAGATTTAGCGGTTTGCCCTGACCGTGCTTAACTCGAAGTCTACATAGCACATGCTCCTCGCCACGAATTTGAAGTCGCCAATCTGCGGGACGTCTATACTCTTTACACTTAAAATCCAAGGAACATAGGATGTATCCCTTGGAAGGGTGTCATAATTGTAGTTTACACCCGTCATATTGCCCATCGCATTGAACGGGACCGACGTCACCATGGGGATTTGGTGAAGATTAAAATTCTTTAAAATAGTCGAAACGGCAGTCTTCTGAAAGACGTTATCAGCCAGCACTATAGCACGAATTGAAATTGAATTGTTGTCCAACCCAGCGAATGCAAAAGGCTTATTCTCCTGAGTTTTTGTGCGGAGATAGATTACGGGGGTGGTTTGAACGTCAAGCGCGACCCCAGACGTGTCTTGGACGTATTTGTTGTTGGTCTTATATTCACTCTCGAAAAGGAGCTTGTATTCAGGCTGGTCGGTGAGTTTTACGTCAAACTCTTTGACCGAGTAGTTGCTGCTTATCACAGTGGAGGCGGGTAATGCCCCGGTAAAATAAAGTGTTGATTGATAATGATTTATGGCGGCGAGACCACTTTGCCCAACTTTAACGAAGTTTCCATTGAGATACACCCCAGACATTACGGTTGCACCACTTATGGATGTATCGTTGCAAATAGGCTTCACTGGAGCCGAATAGGCATACATTCCGCCGATGTTGCTTTGGATGGGATAAAACCGACTCGAATAGCCATAAAATGCCTGCCCGCGCTTTTGGACCTCGTGGTCCACCATTAAGAGGAAGTTACTGATTACTTGGTTATCAAATTGCGCGATCATATTTAAAAGTCGCTTCCGTTCCCGTTTATCCTCTCCCTAAAAAGCTCCAAAATTTCCGAAATATACGGCTTGGGAACAAAAGGAGCGGAATTATAGTCTCCCTTAACTTGAATTGCGGGACCAGAATGACTGGTAGGGAATTGCTTATACTGGTTGTACATGTAATGACTAATATTACTGATTCCGCGCTCAACCGCGAAAGCCCAACTGTTACCCGGCTCCCAAGGCATATCGCTCGCCCAAGATAGGAGTGACTTCGACGCTGGTTCCACTCGAAAATAGAACTTACCCTCACGATAAACCGTTCTCTGAAAAATAGTTCCGTCGTAAAGAGCTTGTCTTAAAGCCTCTGTTGGTCTGGATCCGGCATCAAACCCAAGGTAAGAAAAGAGATTCCCGTATCCACCAAGAGTCCCGCTGGAATTCCCCGCACGTTCGCCGCCGTTAATCTCTTGGGTAATCGCGTGAGTGTCGAATCTCCGCATCATCGCTTTTTTTGCCCGCCAAAAGACTCCATACGCGCGGTCGTAACTGAGTCGCATAACATCAGGATTCTTACCCGCGCCCACAAGCATTTTGCGGCGGATAGACCCCATGTTAAGTTGAACTCGAACGGACATTACGCGGTGTTCCTTAGGCGAAATTTGAAATACTCTCCAGTGGCGATAAAGTGAGCCTTGGATTCGTTACCCAAAACGATATAGGTGTTATCGTCGATGGTAATCTTCTCGGTTTTGCCGTTATTAATAAAAGCACGGGCGTCGCCACGGACTTTAATGGTAATATCTTCGGCGTAAATTTGAGCGTTAATATCGGGCTGAGTGTCGCCGTCCTTAATACTTTCCAATGGAGTCCGAACGGTCGCCGGGAATACCCCCGTAACTGGAGTGTAAGTATATTGCACCTCTTGCTGATTCTCACCAAAACCAAAAAGATTTGCACCCGGATTCACAACGACGGGTGTTTTGAGCGGCTCCTTATAAACAACAATATCTTGGCAAAAACCATCAAAGGCGTCACTTACGTCAATTAGGAGTGCGGCTTTTTCTTCGTTAGAAATGATATTCGCCATAAACCTTAGTTGTAGTTACGGACCCAGTGATTTTGGCTGTTATAGTAACCCTGCTGGTCATCGTCACCCGCGATGGAGGACGGCGGAGAACTGGCAGAACGATGGGCATTGACGAGTTTATCTAAGAAAATCATTTCCTCTTTTTTGATACTAGCCAAGGTTTTGCTGACCTCATTGCGATTGACGCGCTGGACTTTGGTATCGCCGTCCTGAGCCATGATAACTCCTTGGGACGCAAGGGCATTCATATTTTGCCTCACTTGAACATCCAAGTCGTAGCAACGATATAACTGCTTGATAATCGCGGCGGCGTCCATGGAGATTTCGGATCCATCGGCGTGAGTTACCTCGGTTGGTGTCCCCGTCAGCGCGAATGTTTCAAATAACAGGCTATTGATTGCGCCAATCTTCGAGCGCACCCAAAACTCGATTGCGACTTCGGTTGTGTAAGTCGGACTTCCGGCTTCGAGGAAGATTTCGTTGGCTATGTCGGCGACTTTCATTGCAATAAAGATTACACTTTAAGACCGCACGTTAATCACATCAATAGTATTCACGTTCAAAAACCCCTAATATTTGACCTCTAACTTTTCTAAACTTGAATACCCAATAAATCTTTACACCAATTAAATTTTCAAAAGTTGTTGTATCCGAATAAGGTTTTTGACTGTCTGCCCCACCAGCCCAAACGATAGAATCGCCAGCCCATATAAAAGGAGGATTAGTCGCGTTATTAATAGCCCCGCTTGTGACAACCGTATAATCAATTGTTTTACCCTCTATAGAGTTAGCCATAGTTACATTTAAAGTCTGCCAAAAACTGTTCCCTATTTCCCAAGCTGTAGAAATGAAGGAAGTTCCAGACCTCCAATCAATCACACAAGACAATCCCGTTCCAAAATCAATCGTGGTCCCTACTCCAGCCCCACTTACGCCGCTGATATTGTTAATCATGCTAACCAGACTAGCGCCCGTTGTAGCGAGATTTGCGGCGGTGGCATAGCCTTGGTTCGTAACCCAAGATTGGGTTGTGTATCCGCTCGGGTTGGTCTTAGGATAGTAAGTTGAACCCATTGTCCCCGAAAGGCTAACGATAGACGAATTTAAAGTCGATCCTGTCGCCGCAAGGTTAGCTGATGTAGCGTATGCTTGCGTTGTGACCCAAGATTGTGTGGCGTATCCATTGGGGTTACTCGCCGCGTAATAATAAGAGCCGTGCTGCCCATCCAGTGTGTCCGCGTTAGAAAAAACGCCCGTCTGACTTGACATAACGAACCCACTTGGGTTCCCAACGAGAGGATAATAACTGCCCCCTCCAACGGTAATATTGTTAATCTGAGTTTGGAGATTTGAGCCCGTGGAGGCGAGATTAGCCACGCTTGCGTAATACGAGCCATGTTGACCGTCCAGTGTGTCGGCTCCGGTTGCCACGCCGTTAAAGGTCGTTGCCGTAACAGAGGAGCAAGTAATAACCCCGCTTACATCAAGAGCACTAACGGGCGCGCTGTTTCTAATCCCAACCCTGCCTGATATTGGTTGCAGTAAAATATTGTATGCAGTCGCCGTGCCATCGGTACGCTGATTCTGCATCCAAGTGTCACCGTTATTGGCATTACCAACTATCAAGCCATAATTTCCACCGTCTGAGAAAACACCAAATGTTCCACTTTTCGCGCCTAATGTTGGTAATACCGACCATGCGCCGCCCGACTCTGTGACCGACAAAATATTACCGGGGGTATTCGTATTAATTCCAACATTGGTGCCATTGTCGAATATTTTACTTGTAGCGGTGAGCACGTTAGAAGACCACTTAGGCAAATAATTGTCCGTTTTACCAGAGAAAACAACCCCGCCGCCAACCGAGAGATTGTTAATTTGAGTTTGTAAATTTGATCCCGTCGCCGCTAGATTGACAATACTTGCGAAAACCCCCGTTTGACTGGATGTGATAACCGGGGACCCAGAAATAGAAAGGCTTTGACCAACCCAATTACCCGAAAGAATTCTATTCTGCCAATCAATTGACGTGGTTAGAAGCGTCGTCATCCCCAAACGTGATACGATATTTAGAGACGTTTTGTCGGCATCGTCGTAGATGGAAAGAGAACTGTTATATGGGTAAATTTTAGCTACGTTAACGTAATTCGAGAATGTTTTCGCGCCAGTAATTGTTTGGGTTGTCCCGGTTGTTACAAAATCAGCGGCGTGCAAGCCATCTAAAGTATCGGAATTTGAAGCCGTACCATTAAAAGCCGTTGCGTTCACAGAGGAACACGTAATAACTCCACTGACGTCTAAAGCACTGGTCGGGGACGCGGTTAGAATTCCAAGTTTTCCATTGGTGAATGTCGCGGTATCTGTTAATGCAGAAACATTTCCAATATGAGTTTGGACTTTCAGATACGAATTGGACCAAAGATTAAAATCTGTGTATCCTGCGACGATATTCGCGACTGAATAAGTCCTTTGCTGGGCGTCGTTACCCGCCCTAAAGGCTATGCCCGCCGATCCAGTCACGGACGTTCCAGAATTGGCAATGGTTAAAATCTGAGTTAGAGACGAAGCCGTGCCGATTCCGATACCGACCCCATCGTCGAAAAGGTTACTCGACGCCGTCAAAGTATTGGCGGACCACTTTGGGAAATAGTTTGTCGTTTTACCGGAAAAGGTGACTCCGGTTCCAACGGATATATTGGTAATTTGCGTTTGAAGGTAAGCGCCCGTGGAATTTAAATTCGCGGAGGTCGCGAACAAACCAGTTTGAGACGCCGATACGGCTGGAGAGCCAGAAATACTGAGAGCATTTACCGACCAATTTCCAACGAGGCTTTTGTTGTTCCAATCCAATGACGTCGCGCCTACCGTGTTGGTCAATTGTCGGTTAGCAACATTTATACTCTCAATCGACGAGGCATCATAAAGGGATAGCCCGACGTTTGACGGATAGAGTCCGACGCAACCAACACTGCCGTTTACATCGAGATCATAAACTGGAGTAGCCTTATTAACACTAACTTTGGCGTTATCGTGGACGATTAAGACGTCTCGTAAACCGCCTACCGTGTTATATTGCGTCTGAAAGCGGATTTGGCTTCCATTAGTGCCATTATGTTCGTTAAATTTGATTGCGGCGAGAGTTCCATCTGCGTTTTGAGAAAAAAGAATCCCTAGCCCGGCTCCGGTAGAGTCTGTGTAGCGTAAATTGCTGGTTAGCTTAAGAATGTTAGCGTTGGAATTGACAATCCCCGCATGAGCTATTTCAAGTTTAGTTGTGGGCGCGCTTGCATTAATCCCAAAATTGCCGTTGGGTAGAATGGTCGCTTTTATGCTTGGATTATCAGTTAAAGCACCTCCTTCAGTTTTGGTATAGAAGTTTATTTTGCCGCCGATATCATTTGCGCCCGGTCTCGTTTCTTCAAAAGACAACCATCCCAATTTAGCTGATTCTCCATTAGCAGTGTCGTTATAAAAGCCCTCTACTCTGCTTGAGCCACCAATTCGACTGCCATTTGTAGGATTTTGAGTGAGTCTCAAGTAGGCATTCTGGTCGCCGATTCCGGTTTGGAAAATATCAACATTCCTGCCGGGACTATTTCCCCCAATGCCTATATTGGTTCCATCGTCGAAAATTTTACTCGTAGCAGTGAGTACGTTAGAAGACCACTTAGGCAAATAATTATCGGTTTTACCAGAAAAAACAACTCCTCCTCCTACAGCTAGATTATTAATTTGCGTCTGAAGACTTGAGCCAGTTAAGGCGAGATTAATAATGCTTGCGAATGCGCCGCTTTGACCCGTAGTCAGGAAGCCACTGGGATTGGATTTAGGATAATAAGTTAATGCGTCGTAGCCCGACAGATTATTAACTGCGGTGTTTAACGTCGCTCCAGTTGAAGCTAAATTCGCCGCCGTGGCATAAGATTGCGCGGACACCCACGACTGAGACGCTAAACCACCCGTGACACCCGTCGTAACATATCCACTGGGATTAGTTTTAGGGTAGTAGGTTGAGGCATCGAAACCCGATAAATCATTAATTGCCGTGCTTAAAGTAGTCCCAGTCGCGGCGAGGTTCGTTACGGAGGCGTAATACGAACCATGATAACCGTCTAAAGTGTCAGCACCAGTTGCCGTCCCATTAAACGTAGGGGCGGTTACTGACGAGCAGGTAATTACTCCACTTACATCTAAAGCACTAACTGGAGACGACGTTAAAACTCCAAGTCTGCCATTCGTAAAAGTTGCTGTGTCAGTTAAAGCTTGAAAGTTTCCAACGTGAGTTTGGACTTTTAAATACGAGTTCGACCAAAGGTTGAAATCTGTGTATCCAGCAACGATGTTTGCCGCCGAATAATTTCTCTGCTGGGCATCGTTCCCCGCCCTAAAAGCTATTCCCACCAATCCAGTTACCGATGCGCCAGAGTTTGCGACGGTTAGAGTTTGGGTTAGGGATGTTGCGGTGCCGACTCCAACGTTTGTTCCGTCGTCATAGAGACTGCTGGACGCCGTTAAGACATTGGCGGACCATTTAGGGATGTAATTGGTTGATTTGCCAGAGAAAACGACTCCGCCGCCAACCGAAAGGCTATTAATTTGAGATTGAAGGGTTGTCCCAGTGGATGCAAGGTTGGCAATCGTTGCATAAGTATTTGCGGCGGTCCCTGACAAGCCTGTAATTAGCGAGTTTAGAGAGCTACCACTTGAGGCTAGGTTAGCCGCTGAGGCATAATACGAC